ATATGGCAGGGCAATCCCCGTCATCTCACCCTTTTTGTTTTTGTCTTCAAAGCCCTTGAGGTCCAAGTCAACGTTTATCTCCAAGATTCGGAAACGCTCATCTTGGATTGCCGACATGCCTTGCTCTTCAGCTTTTTGCTTCTCAATGTCGTCAAGCTCTCCTGTTGGTTCACCGAGATCGACATCGCGGTAAAAGCCAGCCTCTTGAAGCTTGAGCAGTTCATTTTTGGTCTTGCGCATGACATGCGTGACCCGCTCTGCTCTCTCGATGCTTGATGCGCCGTAGGGCACAACAATGTCCTCTGCTGGGATAAAGACGGATACTTGGCGGCCAAGGCTCGGGTCGTAGTACACCTTCTTGAAGGCAGACCCGGTGATTGGCAGATTCCAGAGCATCTTTTCATGCTCGGGGCGGTACTCGGACATGACTTCCGTCAACTGGTAGTTCATGTCCGCCTGAACGCGCTGCGCCGACTCTTTCTTTTCCGGCGTTTCTTTGCCGATGATCACGGTCTTGACTGGCCCTGCGGCGGGGAATGTCTCGGTGATGCCTTCGGCTTGGAAGCGGACAACGCTCTCGGTGAGCATGGGGTGGAAAACACCGCAGGCTCCATTCCAGGGCTCAGTCCTCTCCTCATACTTCAAGCCCAGAAGCTTCAGGCCCTCGATGTATGTTTGCACCCACTCCTTGCGGTCGCGCAGGTCTTTCTCAAAATCATCAATCAACTCGGAACCAAGTGAGTTGAGTTCCATGTCATCCATGTAATCGGCAAGGTTTGCGTTGAAATCATCGGGGCCTTCTTCTGCGGGCTCGATGTCAATTTCAAGATCGCCAATGCCGATGGAGACTGATTCGGGGTCTTCGATTTCAATTTCAATCGGCGGGGCAACATCCTCTTCGAGACCAAGGGGCGCTGCGTACAAACCTTTTTCCATTGCCATGATTTTTCCTTAAATAAGTTTCCAGCCACCCTGGCTGTAGGAATCGGGCATCTTTACAGCGCCGCCAGCAGCCATTAATTTCTGTAGGTTTAAAGCGCGTATGGTGCTTCCAGCGCCGCCGCCCATCTGGGCCGGAGTTCCAACTACACCCCGTCCCATGCCACCTCTAGGCACAACTTCTGTGATTGGAGTCCCCCAATGTATGCCTCGACCAGAATCGCCTATTGGGCTTTCGCTGCGGTTAATCTCAACTGGGATTAGCCCCTTCCTGGGGACTGTGGTGAACTGCGCCTCATGAATGACGGTGCCCGCTTTTTTTGGGCCGTAGTCTTGCGCGTAGGTCAGTGCCGCAGTGCCGCTCTTCGTCTCTTTGTTGAAAGACGACGGTTTAAACTGCGTCGCAAGTTCCGCGTTTTGGAACATCCCTGCCATCCGGTTTACATCCTGCGGGCTCATGTAAACGGTTTTGCCAGAACGGGGTTGCAGGCCGGTGGTTGTGTCTTTATGGCCTTCTCCCGACCTGTTGCGCACCGTGCTGCTGTCGGGGTAATGACCATAGGCAGACCCCCGCGAAGTGCGGAACAAATACTCCGGCTCCTCTCCAACAGCTTTCAAAATCGTGTCGTAATCCATCTATTCCTCACACGGTATAGAAGCGATCTTTGCGACCGCGAAAATAAATCGTCTCTTCGGGCTCATCCGAGTCGATTGGGATGAATCCGCCCTGCCTGAACCTCAAAAGAGCCTGTGACGCCGAGTCAACCAAGTCATCATGGTCGCCATTAGGGAACGCGGCCATCTCTTCCATGAGTTCATCGGCCCAGCGGGTATCTGGACACCAGACCACGCCAGACGCAAACAGGTCTGAAATTGCGTTTACACGCGCAATCTTATCCTGTCCCTTGCTTGGTGTGTACTCTGAAAGAGGGATGCCGGTTTGGCGAAGCTCGTAGATCAAAGGGGCACCAGCGGCCCTCTTTTCAACGATCAGGGTGTCTGGGTTCCACTCCTTGTACATCTCAATGGCCTTGGCCTTGAGTTCAGGAAACTCCATTCGGTCCTTGAAGGCGTCAAGAAGGATGATGTTTGTCTTGTAGTTGCCCTTGGAATCGGGATGTTTAAACACTCCCCACGTAGTACATGCAGAGTAGTCTGCGCGGTTGTGTTTTTCAAAGGCTGTATCCCAGGACTGGATGATGTATTCGCATGGCGGGGGCATTTCTGACTCCCAAATTTGCCATTGCTCGCGCTTGACGATAGCGCCTTCTTCGGATGTGGGGTTTTGTTGGTACTGAGCATTCCATTTGGACACTGGAATCTCAGCCCTGATGGCTTCAAGCTCCTCTTTTTTCCAAAATCCGGGCCAAAGAGGGGTTCCGGAGGGCAAAATTGCGGGAAATTCGATGACTTCCCACGCATCTGTGCCGTCTTTTTCCGAATTTTTCATGACTTGGCCGGTCAAATCTATTTTTGACCACCGCGTCATCACAATAATGATTGAACCCCCAGGCTGAAGACGCTGCCGGGGGCCGGATGTGTACCATTCATAGACCCCGTGGTAGACGGCGGGGTTGTTTTGCTTGGCTTCCTGCTCAGAATGCGGGTCGTCAATGATCAAAAGATCAGCGCCCTTACCCGTGACAGCACCGCCAACACCGATGGCGAAGTAATCACCCCCAACAGAGGTATTCCACCGCCCCGCAGCCTTGGAATCAGAAGAAAGTTCCGTCTGAAAGACCTTCTGGTACTCGTTGGACGAGACCAAGTTCCTCACCTTCCGGCCAAAACCAACAGCCAATTCTGCGGTGTGGGCGGTCTGGATGATCTTCTTCTCAGGAAACATCCCAAGAAACCAAGCCGGGAGCAGGTAAGAAGCAAACTCCGACTTCGTATGCCGGGGCGGCATGTTGATGATCAACCTCTTCAACTCACCCCTGGCCACCCTCTCAAAAGCATCAGCCATGATCTGATGATGCTTGCCCGAAATAAACACAGGCCACATCTGCGACACGAAGAAGATGAAGGACTCCCGGCACCTCTCCCGCTTGTCCAACTCCAAAAGCTTCTGTATCTTCCTGCGCTGCTCCAGCCCAACCAGAGGAATCATCCCCTCATAGTCATCAATCTCCTGCCGGGTCAGCAACGTCATAGAGCAGACACCTCACGAGCACTGCGGTCAATCAACTTGATCGAATTGAACTTGTAGGGGCGAATAGTCAAAAGCCCCTCATCCTGCAACTTATGGATGATCCGGTGAATATTCGCCTTTGACTTCATCCCCACACCAGAAGCAATCGTCTGGTAAGAAGGAGACATCCCATGAAGCCGAATGTACGCCCGGATGAAATCAAGCACGAGTTGATGCTTTGCTGACATATTCCTCTTCCATCACCCGAATGCTGTGGTACGCAATCTTGCACTCAACCATGCACCGCAAAGCCGCCTGACGCGCATCCTCAAACCTGCGAGCAAGCATCGCCTCATGAAGCTCCCTCAAAGCCTTCTCAGCCATCATCGTGGGGTGGGCGTAATCAATCATCCTTAAACAATCCGCGTTTAAACCAAACAAAGTTTAAACACAATAGCGAACGTTTGCAAGTCAGTAATTTCAAAAATATATAGGGGTGGGGGTTGGGAATTGGAAATGGATGGGGGTGGGTGCGAACGTTTGTGTTTGGGGATGATCGGATGAGTGGAATCGAGCGTAAGGCGAGGAGGGGGACCCATCTGCCAAAGCGGGGGGTGGGGGTGTCTCTCCCTCCCTCCCAGCCATCACTGATGCCACTCCCCCGTTTAAACCTGTCCTCGCTCCACCGGCTCACTGATGACCGTAGAGGGCAGTTCAATGATCTGCGCCTTGCTCACTCTACGCACATTGCCCACTAGACGCATGTGCTTCGCAAGCTCTTGCTTCAGTTGGTCTGCGGTCACACTGTCGTCATCCTCTTGCACAGTCTGTTTAAACATTCCCACTGTCTTGCCCATCAACTCCAGTGCCTTGAGTTTGGAGCCCTCCTGCTTTGCTTCTTTGCTCAACTCCAGCAGCGACTTGATCACATATCGTTTCACCGCCACTGCATCATCCGTCAGCGCTTCCACTGTCTGACCCCAATGCTCTTGCAGCATCCTTTGTATCCTTGGGTCTTGCGCTAGCTTCCATGCTGCTGTCTTCAGTGTCCTATCTGTTGCCTTCCCATTGGGGTATGCGTTCTGGTACGCCTCTAACTGTGTCTTTCCCTCTATAAGCCCTTTGGCGAACTCCATCATGGAGCTTGTCATTGGCTTTGCTCTGGGTGTTCCGACCATCTCTCCGTCTACCCTACGCTTTGGGGGAACTGCGTCTCTGGCTAACCGCTCCGCTTCGCTCAGTCCGGGCTCTTGATCGTTCTGGTTTCCATCACCATCGAGCATCACTTCCTCCAGCCTTCGCAGTAGATCATCTTTTGTCGCCCTGCCATTGCCCCGCATCTGATCATTCCCCATGCCCATCGCATCACCCCTTCACCGTTTAAACCTGAACCACCGTTCGCATCGCAGTCTATCAGGTTATCCACAGGCTGTGAATAACTCCAACCGTCATCCACAACTTATCCACAGAAGTTGTAAGTTTCGCGTCAAAAACCACTTACCCTACCCTACCCCTTACCCAGGCCACGATCGCCCGTTTAAACCCTGGTTGCAATACTCAAGTACTACAAAACTTGTCCACAGGCTGTGGATAACTTTGACTTGTCCACACCATTGTGGATAACTAAAGTAAAACTTTTTCATTGCAACCATGCCTTCCTGCCGCCGTATTGGTCTGGTTGATACCTACCCCGCCTGAACCCCTTCCAGCGCCCTGTAACCCATTCCTTGAATCCTTGGGCCACATATATATGCCAACCGCAACCCCTTGCGGCAACCCCTTGCGGGTCTAATACCCGACTAAATCGTGGGGTTGTTGACAGGCTGGTTTAAACCCGCTACAGTCCGTTCCATGCCCTAGTGATATCAAGTGATTGCTTGATAGTGCTAGCGAGGCAGAGACGATCGAGTCTAGTGCGAACGGCCCGCGATAAGGTCGGTCTGTGGAGGTAAAAAGCTTTCAGGCTTTCCCCGGCAACGGGTTCAATACAGGCAGGGGACACGCCCTGCACCGTCAATCACGACGGTAGATAAACATCTACTCCCACATTGGAGTTGCTGTTTGCAGCCTGATGCCCGTCTGGGCATTGGAGTGCATCCCGCACTTAACCGGAGAACGAACCATGAAAGCACTGCTTAACCGCTACCGCGCCAACCCTACCGCAGCCAACCATGCCGCCGTGATGGCCTACAGCCGCAAACACCCCTTCGCTGAAATCCTGCTGGCCCAGGCTGACGCAGCCCTGTTCTATGAAATGTGCAATTACCCCGTCAAAACAGCATGACTGATGAGCCTTGAATAGGCGAAACCCCCGGCAGGGGGTCTCATGCAACCAACCCGGAGAGCAACCATGATCACCCTTTACAAAACCCGCCACAACCCCGCCACTGACTCCCGGGGTTCAACCATCACCGTCAAGTGCATCACCACGGGATGCACCCGCACCGTGCCCTATGACCACGGCGCACATAACGCCAACCGCGCCGCCATTCAATCCATCCACGGGTTTCACCCTGACCGCATGACCCATGTCGGATGCGAGGGCCAGCATGACTTCTACGCTGTTGCAACCGCTACCTGAAAGGATCGCCATGCCACGCATCATCTTTAACCGCCTGCTCGGCGGCTGGTTCATTGTTCGCGGCCCCCATCAGACCCCGATCAGTGGCCGGTTCGATTCCCGTGCCGCAGCCCTTGCCCACCTGAATCGGGGGGGCTGATGCATAAGACCCAATCAGTGACCCTGATTCGCAACCAACTCGGCTACTTGTGGGCCGAGACGGGCAAGCAATACAAGACTCTGCGCGGGGCCAAGATCGGCATCACCCATGACGCCAAGCAATTGGCTCGGCGCGGTGTTCGCGTTTACACCGTCCTGACCATCATCAACAACGTTTAAACCGGAGAACGAACCATGGATTGGAACAAATGGAAACCGACCACTGAGTGGGCGATCCGCATGATCGAGGAAGACGACAACTCGCACAACGATGGGGCACTCTACATGGAGACCGGGCCTTGCAAGCCCTGGTCTATCCCCGTGATCCTGGCACTGCGCCGCCGAGGTTACAGGGTCGAGCAGGTCGAGCGCGGCGTGTACTACGCCTACCCCAAGCACAACTGATGAGACCCCTGACCATCGGCAAGATCAACCTCTGGCGGTCGCATGTAGGGCAGGCCCTGGCCTGCTGCCTGTCTGACCGCAGACCCGTATCCCTTTTAAACCGGAGACCCCACCATGACTGACCAGCAAATTGTCGATCTGTTTGATAGCACCAACATCACCCTCGCAGACCTGTCCCGCATCAGTGGGCGGTCTGTCCCGGCCCTCAAAAAATTGTTGATGGGGGCCGCATGAGACACGCCCACCTGCTCGCCTCTGGCGCTACCGCCGCAGCCCTCATCACTTTCGGATGGGGGCACTACTGGCTGACCGACCTTGCCCTGGTGATTGGCGGCGTGTTCGCTGGTCATGTCCTGACCGAGGCGCTGAATGACCCCTCGGACTGATCAACTAAATATCATCAACCCTTGCGCCCTGATATTATCGGGGCTCATCCCCGTTTAAAGGTGCATCATGTATTCAACCCGTGAAGAATGGCTCAGTGCCGGAGTCGAGGAAGTCCGGCCCCTGTTCGACCTGTACAGCAAGCCCCTGCCTGCCAAGGTGCGGGTCTCTTGCGGCTTCCCGTCCACCGCCCTGCGGTCGGGTGCTATCGGTGAGTGCTGGATCAACACCGCCAGCGCAGATGGCACCTTTGAGATTTTGGTGCATCCCAAGCTGGCTGACCCCGTCAAGGTCTTCGAAGTGCTGATCCATGAGTTGTGCCATGCCACTGCCGGCGCATTCAACCATGGGGTCAACTTCCAAAAGATCGCCGCCGCCATGCACCTCCAGGCCACTGGCTCGGGCCGTCAACCTTGGAAGTCAACTGTTGGGGATGCTGACTTTTTGGCGGTCTACGCTGCCATCATCACCAGCCTGGGCGACTACCCCCATGCCGAGTTGAAGTCTGACCGACAACTGAAAAAGCAAACCACTCGAATGCTCAAGGCCGAGTGCCCCTCCTGCGGGTATACCGTGCGCCTGTCCACCAAATGGGCAGCGCAAGGTCTGCCCACCTGCCCTTGTGGCGATACCCTCTCCCTGTAACCCAACCGAAAGTGAATCATGGCAAACCTCTCCCAGATCGTCATCCAGATCGCCCGTCTGCCCCTGCCCGTTGTGGCAGGTGCCTATAACCAATACCACCCCAACCCACAGGCCGGGATAACCAAGACCGATGCAAGCCGCTGGCTGGCCGAGGCGGTCGATGCTGGAACCATCAGCATGAACAACATCATGGCCGCAACCCCATCGGTCTTCAAGGCCGCGCCGACCTTTGACCCCGCCATCGGTGCCAAGGTTGATGCCGCCTCGCAGGTTGCATCTGATGCCAAAGCCGATGCCCTGTCGGCCCTCAATCGGGTCGATGACCTCCAGGCTAACATCAGCGCAGTGATCCAGACAATGGCTCGCGTCGAGCACAAGGCCAACACACTGACCGACAAGATCAAAGGCATCAAGATTGATGACCGTAGCATTAAGGTAGCAGTGGACGCAATAATCGGCGACCATTTTTCACGCTGGTCTAAACGCATCGAGGATGCGGGTGCCCAACAGGTTGTGGCCGACCAGACCGCCGCGCACCGCACCAGCAGCAAGACCTGCCTTGAGGTTTTCGGCATCGATGTTTTCGATGTTAAGGGTCAGCCGCTGATGGTTGACCTGTGGAACCACCCCCAAGCCCCGGCGGTAGACCCCGATTTCATCTGGACTGAGGGCATTCTCAAGCACCTGCTGCTATCTGATTGGACGGGCGAGAACCTTTGGTTTGGCGGCGAGAAGGGCACCGGCAAGTCTGAGACTGCCCGACAGTTTGCAGCCCGTACCGGACGCGGGTTTAAACGCATCAACTTCCACAAGCACACAACCGTCGAAGAGTATGTCGGAGCGACTGGCTTTGAGAACAACAAGACGGTGTTCCAGCCAAAAGACTTTTTGCTGGCCTATGCCATGCCCTCGACCGTCATCCTGCTGGATGAGGTCACCAACGCTGACCCTGGCGAACTGGCAACGCTGAATGGTTTTCTGGAGCCCAACGCCGCCGTATCGTTTGGTGGTCTTACCCATACCCGCGCCGAGGGGGTGCTGGTTTTCGTTGCCGATAACACCTTTGGCAATGGTGACGACAGTGGTAGACACGCCGGCACCCGGATGCAGAACAGTGCCCTGGTGGATCGTTTCTCTCGGGTGATCCAGTTTGACTACCTGCCAAAGGACTCTGAGATCGAGGCTATCACCCGCCGCGCTGGCTGCAACAAGGCTATCGCCATGGCTATCCACCACGCCATCGAGGTTGCACGGCACAAGGTCAAGAGTGCCGACATTGTGGACGCACCCTCGATTCGCTCGGCGATTGCCTTTGCCAGGGCAATACAAGTGCTGCCCCTGCGTGAGGCTTGGACGACCACTGTCGTTGCTCGGCAACCCGTCGAATCTCACGCCACGCTGATGGGCATCTTCGATGCCTGCATCAACATTGACTTTTTCAACGACAACATTTGAGGTAAATCATGAAACGCTATCACGGGTTCCAGTTTAAACAGGCAGTTGAAAATTTGACGCGCAAGGTTGCAGCCGAGTTTGGTGCAGCCATCAGAACCATCAACTGGCATGCAGGCATTCAGACCGCAGGCACCAACAAGGACGGCGACATTTACTTCGCTGACGTTGCTGATGATGCAGTGCTTTACGACATTGACGTTCAGCGCTATGTCGGGTTTGTGGTACATGAACTGCTGCATCAAAAATATACCAACTTCAACGTCAATCATGGTGACCAGTACGTCAACCAACTGCACAATGCGGTCGAGGATGCATGGATCGAGCACACCGGGATCGATGCCAAGCTGACCGGCAACATCGATGGGCTGCTGACGGCGCTGCTGGATCAGATCGTTGGCGAGGCCAATGCCACGGTGACTGATTGGGCAGACCCTGCTCAATACCCGTTTATCTTCGCGGTCTACCTGCGGCGGCATCTGAACACCCATGTCCCGGTGCCTGCTGGCCTGGAGCCCGTCATCATCGGCGCGACTCAGCGGATTGATGCCTGCCGCTCATCCAAGGACACGCTGGCCCTGGCTGAGTGGATCATGGATCAACTCCAGGCTCTGCCCAAAAACAGCCCCGCCAAGGCTCCCAAAAGCCCCTCAGAGGCTCCATCTGATGACGGCAAGGGTGAGGGTGCAGGCAAGGCCGATAAGGGCTCCAGGCTCGACGACAACCCGCACAAAAGCCCCGGCTCTGCTCGGGCTCCTAAAAAATCTGACGAGGCAGTCGAGGTCGAACCCTCCATCAATATGCCCGAGGGCAAGGCTGGCATCGGGGGATGGTCTGAGAATGCCACGCTGACTGAGCCTAATCATCACCTGCGGCATCACTGGCTCAACGATCAACTGGCGGTGCCTGCGCGGCTGCGGTATGAGGTCAAGCGCCTGTTCGACAACTCTGGGCGCGAGGACTTCCAGCGCAACCGTCGGTCTGGCTCCATCAATGTCTCGGCCCTGCACAAGATCGGCACCACTGACAAGCTGTTCCAGCGCCGCCATGCGGTCGAGGGGATCGACTCTGCGGTGGTGATCTGTCTCGATGTTTCGGGCTCGATGTTTGATGACGGCAAGAAAAATAAAAGGTACGACATGAGCAACCGCATCGTCCAGGCTGCTATGGCAACCCGGGCGCTGCTGGATACTTTGCAAAAGGCCCAGGTCGAGACCTGCGTCCTTGCCTTTGGTTCGTTCACTTCAGTGGTCAAGCCCTGGGGAGAACACTCGCTCAAGGCTGCGGCAAAGATCAACAGCATTTGCAACGGCGGGTCAACCAACGACTACTTTGCGGTGCGGTATGCCCACAAGCTGCTGCTCAGTCGGCCCGAGCAGCGCAAGATTTGCTTTGTCATCACCGATGGCATCGGCAAGCCTATGGCAGTGCGGCAGCAATGCTTGGCAGGCAATAACCTGGGGATCACCACCATCGGCATCGGCATCGAGCAGGACGTTGCAAATGTCTACCCGCAGTCGGTGCGGATCACTGACGTTGGCGACCTGGGCACAGTGTCGTTCAAGCAGATCAAGCTGGCCGCATGAGAACCATCAGAGCAGTGACAAACCGGCACCCCGTGTTTTTAAAACAAGCATACGCCCTCGACGGCATCGTTGACCTAGTCGATGATGAGCGATACCTGGGCCACGGGGAGCGATACATCGCCTTTGATGGGCTGGCATTCTCGGTCTACATCAAGACGACAGACGGCCCACTGAGGGCCAATACATTCAACAACCTGCGCAGCGCAGTCAACTATGCGCGGCGCGTTTAAACCGGAGAGATGAGATGGCATACCTTTTTGTGGCCTTGTGTTTCCTTGCATGGTTGACCCATGTATTCACCTGCTTCGCGGAGGGAATGTGGGGTTTCCTGCTGGCCGGGGCAATATTCTTTCCCATCGGAATCCTACACGGGTTCTATCTCTGGTTCTGACCATGAACTGGCCCTTTCCACCGTTTCCCAACCCGCTGGACAAGCCGGGGCAACTACCCCGTCCTGCACCCTTCCAACCATCAGACGCGGATGAACCCGCACCATTTATCAGGAGCGTTTAAATGAAAAAGTTTGAGATTGAATATCGCCGCACCAGTTTTGTCGTGGTACATGTCGAGGCCGAAACAAAAGAAAAGGCAGAAGACATGGCATGGGATCAACTTGAAAAAGACCATTACACCGACAACGCCGAATGGGAGGTTGAAACCATCACCCAGGCTGAATAAAGAAAGGGGGGCCATGAGCCCCCCTTACTGTTTGTCCTGTCAGCGAGGAAAGTGAAAAAACACGCCCGACAAACTGATGCGGTTATCTTTAACGGGCCACTCGCACCTTACGCCCGGACGGGTAGAAAACAAAAACACCCCGTCAGAATGCATCCAAATTTTCCGTGTAAATGCCTGCGGTCTTGTTGTAGAGCAGGCTGGTCTCACCCTGAGAACCAATCCATCTGTAGCGGCACTTCCAGACCGCTATCTCGACGACTGCGCCCTGTCCCCTGTGGACTGTGATGCCGCAGTCCGTCTTTGCCCACCATGCCATAGACCCGCTGATGCTCATGCCATCTGGGCGGGGCTGATCATTCCCTGATCGCGTCATCTTGGCTGGATGCGCCACGAACCAGCAATGGACTTCGTGCGCCATGCAAAACTTCCTCACCTTGGTCAGCATGTTGCTGATAGCCTCAGTCTCAGCCGTATCCTTGCGGCTCATGTCAATGTAGTTGTACGGGTCAATCACCATGCCCCGAACACCCATGCGTTTGACCGATGCCTTGGCTCGCTCAAGTATCGACTCCAATGTGCTTGGCTCTTCACCGTTTGTGTCCATGAAGATGAAGTGATCATTGACCCATTTAAACGCTTTGTCTTTTGTCTCCGCATTCATCCTGTCTCTGCCATCATGGAAACGCATTCCCGTGTAGATTTCCATCAGCCTGACAATGTGGGTTTCGGGCTGGTTCTCAAACGAGCAGACAACGAACTTCCAATCGTTTTTGCGGGCGAGGTTGACCATCAACTGATCGACGAAGTTGGACTTGCCCGATGAAGGGTAGCCAGTGACGACCGTCAACTGCCCAGGCCCGACCGTGTAGATTTCATCCAGGGACTGATAGCCAGTGCTGATGCCACGTCCGTTGCCCTTGGCGTAGAGGTCTTCAATTGACTGTTTAAACTTGTCTGCCTCGCTGATGCCGCTGATCGGATACGGCTCGGCGGCATTGATGACCGTAGCTACCTGAGAGGGGTGATCGAGCAGGACTTCGTTCAAATCCTTTTTGGCGAACTTGGCTACGCGACACTTTTCTTTTCCGATGCGCCTTGCCAACTCTTCTGCGAGTGCTTGGCCGGGGGTGTCTTGGTCTGTTGCAAGCACGACGTATGGGGCTGCGTCGATGATGTCTCTGGCGTTCCAGACGTAGGCGAAGCGTTTATCTTCTGATGGGAGAACCTTGCCATCTGCCACCTTGATGGGCGCTCCGGCGGGAACACTAAGCACGTTGTTTAAACCTGCCTCCATGGCGGATAGGCAATCCATCTCACCCTCGACGATGATGATGGGCTGGCCCTTCTCGATGTGTTCAAGGCCGAAGAAATCATGAGCCCCGCCGCCTTCTTGCGTGAAGTCTTTCTCTTCGATTGATCGGTACTTGGCTGCGACCAATGCCCCGTTTCTGAAGTAGGGGAACCCGATTGACTCTGTGGCCCTGCCGAGTTTGGCGAACCACTTGTTTGCACTGAACAGCTTTGCTCTGTCTGCTGTCTGGCGACTGATACCTCTGCTTTCCAAGTAAGCGTAATGCCTGTCCTCAAGCCTCTCGCTTGTGATCACTGGGTTGGGTACGGCTGACAATTTTCTCTCCTGTTTTGGGGGTTGCACCGATCCCATGGCGGCGCAGTGATGGCAGTGATAGAGGACTGCCCCGTCAGGCTTGCGGGTCAGCGTCATGTCTTTGATGTTTTTCTTCTTGCGCTCTGGCAAGCAGAACGGGCATACGACCCGTGCGGTGTTGTCGAAGTACTGCTGACGCAGAATCTCTTCAATCATTTTTGGCTGCCATCAGATTTCCGTTTAAACGATCTGTTGGCGGTGGCGGACTTGACGCGCAAGTTGCTGCGGGTAGTCTTACCACCCTTCCCGAGAGGGGTGATGTGATCCACATCCTTGCCGTCGCCTTTGGTGACGACTCCCTCTCTCTCCAGCATCCTGCGGGCCTTGTTTCTCTGCGCCCGCTTCTTCTTGACTGCGGGGGTGCCGTCATAGTTCTGGTATTCAGCCTTGTAGTCGCGCATTTTGGTCTCCCTCGATGACATCTGCGATGCGGCTCATTTGATGGGCCAACTCTTCAAACTGGGCAGCGAGTCCATCAATGGCCTGCGCGATACGCTCATTTGACGTTGCGATGGTCATGCCATGAAGCTCAAGGCCACCCATCGTTGCGCCCTCTGGCGTGGTGGCCCTGTTGTTGGCAAGGATGTGCGCTGCATCAATGATGGCTTCAGCAACGCTTGTGAATTGTTCGTTTTTCATGTTTCTCTCTTCCGTTTGTGGGGGGGTGGGGTACTCCAGACTATTCCTTACCTACCTGACGCTCCATGGGCGTATGGCACGGCGCGGAATTGGCATGAGGTGATCAACGCTCAGGCTAGTGTCTGTTTCCCCCTTCATCTTTAATCGAAGACTCGATGAGTCCGATCATCAAACCAATCACCGTGACTTCATCCATGTCAAAGGTGGCAAGACTGACCTTCCCTTCGCGCAAGGTCACAATGAACCCCGCAGCGTCACCATTCTTCATGTCAATGTACGCTTTGCCAATGAGGTTCAACGACTTCTCTCGGTCGATGACGAGCATGTCGGTATGTTCCATTCTTGCCTCCATTTAAACGTTACTGATCGCCAAGGTCAAGCTCTGGCTGATCTGCGTCACGGACAGACTCGACCTTGACTCCCTTTTCGAGAAGGGTGATCAACTCATCTTGACTTGCGACCCGGACGTTGAATGTGGACTGAGCAACATGGCTCAGAGCCTGCGACCGATTCTTGGCCCGGACCAGACGGCCAGACATCCCGTTGTAAACAGCATAGATACGCTCAACCATTCTCACTCTCCTTTAAAAGTGAAAAACACTCACGCCTCGTTATCAACCAAAAACTTGGCGAACAAACTCGCCATGCTGGTGATTTCTATCGCCGCCATGGATTCACCGCACGAAATGTGCGCCTTGGCTACCTCACACGCCTCATTGAGTGCCACCACCCTCATGTGCTGCGTTTTCTCCAACCATTCTTCTCGCTTCTCCATCATCGCCATGGTATCGGTCTGCGGGACTGTGTATGTGCCTCCAAAAACTGCCATCCGCGCCGTCTTCTTCAACTCATTCCACTCTGTTTGATGCTCACGCCGCGCCTGTTCCGCAGCCTCATATATCCTCTTCTCTATCATCTTTCCCGTCTCTTCTACGATACCCATCACTTTCTCCTGTTAAAAACGCCGTTAAGTTAAATTTCACCCAAAGACCCCCCTTCCCCAAAGAGAAGGGAGGGATCAGGTACTTCACCCCACTTGCGTGGATCGTCATGCTACGGATTGAATACCGTACACCCCTCGGCTTGACGATGCGACCAGCCGCACGGATTGTTCGGGAACTGCCCCCTAGACCGAAGTCATACCGTGTAGAGCTTTGCTTCCGCGCAGGCACCCTTAGACCCCTTGCTAACGTGCGGAGTACGACTGCGTGGCGTGGAAAACAAAAAAGCCTTCAAGTCTGACCCCGGTGAGAAAACACCTCGTCTTTGTGGGACGACGCGCTACCCCATGCGGGGTCGGGATCAGGCTTGAAGGCTCGCTTGCTTGGGTTCTCACACCTAGCAATGAAGAGACTTTACCTGAGAAAGTCAACGCCTGTCAACAGGTCAAGTAAAAATAAATGCGTGTAGGTTGTTGGTACTCGCTGCACTGTTTTCGGATTGCCCGTCAGCAATCAACCTGAAGTGGGGTAGCGTCCTACACTGCCACTAACAGCATTCGCTTTCCCAACACGGCTGGGGACTGAGCTACTACCCTACTCGCGCTTGCGCTTTCAGAGCTTCACCAAATCCCCATGCGTCTTGGATGTTGTTATCCTCCGATGACCCGGAGGATAACAACCTGCGAATGGTTTGTCAAGTTGTATGTTTAAACATGTACACCCTCCGCAGGAGGGCGTCAGCCGTATCGGCGTATCAGACGTATCAGGGGTATACTGACAGCGCGGGTTGTCTCCACCCGCCTGCTTCATGCAGTTGCCCTTCTCTTGCCCCGCCCCGTGCGGGGCTTTTTTTCTGGCACGACAGAAGGGATGCACTCCACGATGATCTCTGTGCGGGGATTCCCAGGGTCAAGGTTCCAGTAGATGTGCTTCTCTTTGACCTGACGGTCGTTCTCATAGATCAGCCCCTGCATCAGATCAAGGACTAGAGACTCATCCAAGTCTGGTCTGCGTGAGGCGTAGTGAATCCACATCGTCACCCGCAGATCGCCCTTCATCAACACCGCCAGCGGCGAGCATTGCTGTTTAAACATCTCTGCGTAGGACAGCGCCTTCGAGGACTTGATCAATCGGCTGACATTGCCGAAGCGCACGATCTTGCGGCTGTTCGCCTTGGACGCAGGCTCCCCCAAAATAATTTGTGATATCGCTTGCAAACCTTCTGTGCTTGTACTATGATCATCGCTCGCTGACATCTTAACCCCCTGGAGACCTATGAAAGTTACGAACGTTCACAATGTACCACAACCCCTTGTGACTCTTGCTGAAGGCAAATACTACAGCAAGGGCAAGTCTGACTACAGCGTCACTGAGCTTATGTCTCCTCCTCGCGTACAGCGTCTGCGGGCGCAGTATGACGATGGGATGGTGCAGGATGTTTCGGAGATGCTTTGGCCCCTGCTGGGCTCTGCCCTTCATGTGGTGATGGAGAGGGGTGAGACCGAGGGCTGGGTGTCTGAGGAGCGCCTGTTCACCGAGGTGGACGGTGTGACGATTTCCGGGGCGATTGACCTTCAGGAGCGCACCCCAAAGGGCTTGGTGATTACGGACTACAAGTTCACCTCCGCGTGGGCTGTGATGAACGAGAAGATTGAGTGGGAGCAACAACTCAATTTCTACAAGTGGCTGGTCGAGCGGGTTAAGAAGACTCCGGTGGTTGGGCTTCGCATCTGCGGCCTGATCAGGGACTTCAGCCGCCATGAGACTAGAGAGGGCTACCCCAAGGCCCCGATCCACATGGTTGAAATCCCAATGTGGGACGCAGTTACGGCCGAGGCTTATGTGCGCGAGCGTCTTGAGATGCACCGCAACTCCAAGCTGGCCGCAGATTTTGGTGAGCCTCTGATTGAGTGTTCACCAGAAGAGCGGTGGATGTCTGAGACGACATACGCCGTGAAAAGGGACGGACGCAAGACTGCGATCCGGTTGTTTAAATCAATTGATGAGGCCAACGAACTGGCCGTGAAGGAGAAGGGATATGTTGAAACGCGGCTTGGTGAACCCAAGCGTTGCACTGGCAACTACTGTGGCGTTGCCCAGTGGTGCGACCAGTATCAGATGGAACTCATCGCCCAACCATTTAGCAACACAAGCAATTAAAGGTGGGGCAAATGAAAGATAGGATCGCCGCACAGTTTGAAGCATTTCACACCGATCACCCGTGGGTTTATAGCCGACTTAAAGAATTGGCTTTGGACATTAAAAGAACGGGCCGCAACCATTACGGCATGAAGGCGTTGTTTGAGGTGCTGCGCTTTGAACATGCAATAGCGACAAACAAATCTGATGGCCTCAAGTTAAACAACAACTACACCGCCTTGTATGCCCGTAAGTTGGGGCAGGAGGTGCCTGAGTTGGAGAACTTCTTTAAGTACCGAGAACGCAAAGCACGCTGGACAAGTGGTCAGGTGACTTACCCCGGTGATGCCATATCACGAGAGGTAGACGCATGGGATAGAAGCGTTTAAATACAAAAACTTTTGCAACCAAACCAATGATTGGAGAACCGCATGACGCCGAGTGAGTTACTAAAGATCAACGTCAATGAACACGTTGAGAAGAAGCAGAACCTGTCTTACCTTTCCTGGGCCTGGGCCTGGGCAGAGGCTTTAAAGGCAGACCCCATGGCCAGCTTTCAAATCCAGATGTTTGATGGCCAGCCCTACCTGCGTATAAACGACACCGCCATGGTCATGGTCACGGTGATCATGTTCAACAAGCCCATCACCTGTTTCCTGCCGGTGATGAACGGGGCCAACAAGCCAATCACATTTGAAGGCCGGAAGGTGCAGACCCGCAACGGCGAAATCATCGAGAAGATTGACAGCTTCAACGTCAACACCGCCCTGATGCGCTGCCTGACCAAAGGCATCGCCATGCATGGGCTGGGCTTGTACATCTACGCCGGTGAAGACTTGCCAGAGGCAGAGCCTGTCAAGGTGATGCCGGTCGATGAGGGCACAGGCGAAGTCAAAGGTGAACTGCAAATGGACACCGGCAGCACAGACGCAAACGCCAAGTTGTTTGCCGACAGCATGATCAAGTACTCAGGCTTGGTCAAAGACGCGAAGGATTTAAACAGCTACTGGAAGGCCAACCAGACGCAACTGGACAAGCTGAAGGATAGCCACCCAGAGTTGTACGAAAACGTTCGCAACACATTCGCCCACATCAAACTTTCATTTCAATCCAAGGAGTAATCATGTCCGACAAGCAATACAAACCCTACCCCGATTCTGGCTCTCTTCGTGCCAGCCAGACCAAGAAAGGCCCAAAGTCGCCTGACTACTGGGGCACCCTTGCCATCAACCTCAAAGACATGACCAACATTCAGACCATCGACGGCCTGACGGTGGTCAAGCTCAGTGGGTGGAAGAAGCAAGACAGCCAGGGTCGCACATATCTGTCTGTTTCGATTGACCGATTTGTCCCCGAGCAGAAGTCTGCGCAGCCCCGTCAGGTTGTCAAGAATGACGGCTTGGATGACGGGTCTGACTTGCCGTTTTAAACCAAAAGGAGAAGAAAGATGCGCTCTCGTTCAACCAACGAAAGAATCTCGATCCTGAAGAAGTGGCTCAGGAAAAATAAGACTGCTTCGTGGAGGGAGTTTGTCCAGCAAACTGGCGGCACCCAAACTCAGTACTACCACATTCGGAGTCGGATCGGGGTTGCAAAACCCAATCCAACGCTCTCGGAGGCCATGAGAGATGTCGCCAAGCGCAAGCGTGAGGCACTGAAAGAAGCGCCAATCGAGCCCACTGCGGCTGAGATTCGGAACAAGGAAAACGAAGAGTTTCTGGCCGGGAAGGTGCAGCCGAAGCAGGAGGTGATTGTTGAGGGTGTCGCCCCTGACTTCATCTGGTACGAAATGGATTTGATGCAGCGCCGACTTGGTGATGTGTCCACCCGTTTAAATCATGTCATGAAGGTCGCCCAGGCCCGTGACGCAGACCAGAAGAAGATGATGCGCGACCTCATCAGCGAGAACACAAGTCTGCGCGTTGAGAACAACGGGCTCAAGCAGCAAGTGTCTGAGTTGACGGAGATGATCAATGGCGCTCCAGTTTGAAGCCAGGAAGATTGCATTGAAACAGGACAGGACGGGCTACGTCCTGACCCTGTGCCTGCACCCCGATGAAATACCGGAAGAGCTTCTTCGGGATTTTGTTGGCGCTCGTTATGCCTGTGCCCTTGTACGCATACAGGACGACGAATCGCCAACGCCATACACAAACCGCGTGCAAAAGGCTGCGCTACTGTGTAAACAGCAAAGCTTCCAGGCTTTCATGAGCGCCATCAATGAAGAAATGGCCGCAAGAAATCTTTGCAAACGATGTGGCATTCAGTCTCGCTCTGAACTGAACGGCAACTCAGATGCCCAAGAGAAGTTTGATGCTGTCGTACTTGACTTTGAAAACTGGAGCCAAAATGCCGATCCCTTCTAACAACTACAAACCGTTTCTGACGTACCTTGATCCACGGGAGTACGTCAAGCTCAAGAAGTTTGCGGCAAAAAACAAAATACCCATGACCCAGCTTGTGCGAGAAGCGGTTACCGCCCGAATCTCTGGCGGCAACGTTTATGTCAGCGGCTTCAATGACGGGCTACAAGTGGCCATAGATGCCGTCAACGCCATGAAACACGCGCAGATGAGGTTCCCATCTGGGAAGTCTTTTGCTGAACTGGTAACAGACGACCTGATCGTTCGTCGCATGAAGGAGGCCAACAATGAATCTGACGGGACAAAAGAATCAGTGCCGGGGGTGTAGTCAGTATTTCAACAGCAACTTTGCCTTTGACAAACATCGGGTCGGAAATCATGGACATGATCGTCGATGCCTGACGACAGAAGAAATGATTGCAAGGGGAATGAGTTTAAACAAGTCTGGCTTTTGGATATCCGCAAGTATGCCAATCGCAGATATTTTTTTTGAGAAGGAGAGTGATGATGGCAGCTAAACGATCAGACCCATGGATTCCTGTTGGGCATCCAGAATTCAAGTGGACATCAGGCGCTGATGTTCAGAAGTTATGGCGCAAGTACGGCTGGGTGCCGCCCAGTGAGTTGCGAAAGGCCCCGCCACCGCTTGAGTCCAAAGAGCCTGAGTGGATGGCAATGCGGAGGGTCAAATGAAGGAGAAACAAGAAATGAAGATTGAAAAAGGCATTCCGATGCCACACGCCTACCCGTTTGCCCAAATGGAAGTTGGAGATAGCTTCGTGCTGCCCGCAAACATCAAACGAGTTACCGTTTGGGTTTCCGCCAAACGCTACGCGGATAAGCATAACGTGGAGTTCGCAACCCGAACAATGGAAGATGGCTCTGTCAGGCTCTGGAGGATCAAATGAACATTGGCGACATCGTACAAGTCAACCCTGACAAAGAGATGTTTGGTGCCTGCTTAGTTGTGGTCACTGAGGTCAAGTCTTGGGGCATCCAAGGCTATGTCCAAAATGCTGGTGTAAACGGGCAGGCTTACATCCGACTGAAGACAGAAGACTTTGAACACACTGGTGGCACTGCCGTGTGGATCGCTGGGAGTGGAGAATGAGCACACAACCAGAAGCCCTGCGGCTGGCTGATTGGTGCCGCACATGGAATACGACTGTGCATAACCAAGTTGAAGCCGAACTACGCCGCCAGCACGCGGAGATTGAGCGACTGACAAAACTCTGCGACGAACTTATTTGCAGGCTATCCGGCTTTCGAATAGCGGCAAGTATGCAAAATCGGATCGACGAACTCAAGGAGAAGAACACATGACCCCACGACTGACTGAGAAACTTGATCGCCTTGCCGCCGAGGCTGGCATCAAAGAGTTGACGCCCGAGATACGCAGCTTTGCGTGGCTTGTTAACCAAGACTCTTTGATTGGGTTTTGGGAGGCGGCTCAAAAATACGCGAAGTATGAGCAAGAAAAGGTAGACAAGTACCTGAAGGAGAACACATGAGCGACATACCTTACTGGCAAAAGCAATACGAAATGTATGTGGCACGATGGCCCGGCATAGCGGCTACATACAAAACACTGCCCGCATGGCATAAGCGCGACTGTGCAAACGCAATGAAGTGGTGGGTTGCCCTTGGGTTGGTGAAGGAGAACACATGACTGAACTGATTGGGAAATACGACACCATCAAGAACTATGTGCCGATTGGCAGCCTTGAGTTGAAGTTGGCGGTGGCACGGCTGGAGGGTTACACCATTCGGGTTGAGGAAACAAGGTATCACACTGATGATGGCACTTTTGTTGATGAGAGCAAGCCAAAGTATTATTACTTCAACGACCGACCGCTTCCAATGCTTGACCCATACCGCATTGCGATGGCGTTTTATTTGAGGGAGAAGAATCATGGATAAAGACACAGGCGGGCCAGCGTTTCCAACCAAGAACTACAAAGCCGTAGTGCCGGTGGCTACGGGGTATGCAGAAGGCATGACGCTCAGGGACTACTTCGCAGCCAAGGCTGTGCCAATTTCGTATCAGTTTTGGATGAATGATTACTTTCACCCAGATGCTAGTGATGCTGAAGTAAGAGCTGAAGATGATAGAGCTGATTTTTCGCCCGATATGAAAATGCTCGTTGCTGAAACTGCATATGAGATGGCCGACGCCATGCTCAAGGCGAGGGGGCAAGAATGACACCAGCAAAAATGTTTGATGGCGATCTTTGGATGCTTGCATCTGATGCAGTCGCGATGGCTGAGAACGCTTACAAAAAAGGACAAACTGACGAGCGTGAGGCGTGTGCGAAGGTGTGTGAGGACAAAAACATTTTGTTGGCTTGGCCGACATACGCCGCCGCGATCCGAGCAAGGGGGTAAGCATGAAACGCGATCTGTACGACTTCATCACACCACCAGATACACCCAAGGAAGCACACACAACCATGTACTACTTCCCGCATCAACAAAAAAGTGGTCTGTGTCTTCAACCAACCGGGCCTGCATTCAGAGAACTGCCATGCATGGTGGTTCACTACGACAAAGCATGGAACCTGCTGTTTACACGGTTCATCTTTAAAGATGGCACATGGAGAGATGAGAAATGAAAGAAGACGTCATCAAATGGGCGCGTGAGGCTGGGTTCATGTTCTGCGAAGAGAGCTACAAGCATCAGCCCAATTGCTTGTTCTATGGTGGGTATGCCGTTGATACACAGCTTGAGCGCTTCGCCGCCCTTGTAGCCGCAGCCGAGCGCAACAAGGTGGCTCAGTGGATGATCGACCACAGCTACGCTACCGGCCACGGCGACACGGTTAAAGACCTGCTCAGAGAGTTGGAGTGGCAAGTCGCAGACCGCTGCGCTGAGATTGCCCACGAAGCCGAGCCGTTTCATTCTGCGGACCTGATCCGCGAAGCCTTTGGAGTGAAGAAATGATTGTTAATGATGACGGCGCTGAGATTGACGGCGCAAAAGACTTTGAGGTCTACGGTGACTGGATTAGATTCACAGACGGCGAGGGGGCGGTGGTGAAGATCACGCCGAGCGTGGTTAAACAACTGATGGAGTTTGCGATGGCAAATGAAAGTGAGTTTGATGAGGGGGCGTGGTAATGAACGACATCCATTCCTGCCACTTTGGGTGTCAACGGCCAGCCTGTGTCCTGCGCCAGAGAGATCAACTGTGGGGCCTTGCCAAACCCATCTACGAGGCGATGTGCAGGCTTGACCCCAAGCACCGATGGACGTTTGACTACACCATGCAACGCGCCGCAGAAGAACTCATGAAAATAGTGGCCCCATCAACCACTTGCCCGCCTTGCAACAACAACTGCAAGCAAGGGCGTGAATGCCCTGCGAACAAATGACATGCCCAAACCACTAAAACTGTCTGAGCACGAGGCTCGCGTGCTCGACGCGTTGTGTGAGCTGGGAGAGACAGACCTTGTGGCCCGCAAGCTTCGGATGTCGCCAAGAACCGTGGGCACTTACATCTCACGAATCATGGCCGCCAACAACTACCCCAACAGGCTCATGCTTGCTCTTGCAAGAGACCGCGAGAACCGAAGTAAATGAAGTCAACGATGTACCGCAGCAAAAAGCTGCTGGAGTCCGTGCGTGAGTGCCCATGTATGCACTGCGGGGCTCAGGATGGCACCGTGGTTGCCGCCCACTCAAACCAACTGCGTGACGGCAAAGGACGGGGCCTGAAGGCCCATGACTACCGGATAGCCGCACTCTGCCATCTCTGCCACTTCCAGATCGATCAGGGGTTCATGTGGAACCGAGATCAAAAGCGGGAAATATGGGATGAGGCCCATCGAAAAACCATTGGCTGGCTCTTCGATCAGGGCATCATTTCAGTTCGCTGATCGCCTTCTTGACCTGTCCGATGTTGGCGGTCAGGTTGTTCTCCATCCTGCCCAGATCAATCAGGATGTCGCGCTTTTCATCTGGCTCCATGGGTGAGGAGTTGATCGTTCGCCGCATTTCCCGAAGCTCTTTCATGCTCTTCTCGATTTCTCGGACGTAGTCTTTGACCGCGAGGAGTCCGATGTTGTCTTCAAGGTACTTGGCGAACTCTTCTGGCCTTGCGGTCTTCTCCAGCAGACTCATGGTTCGGACCACGGTATCCACTGAACGCTGCAACTCATAGAACTGCGTGACGGACCCACGGGCTTCGGGGTCAGAGACAAACCGTTTAACCACGGGCAACTGCTCGAACCGCAGCGATGCCTTGGGCACATCAGAGAACTGGCTGGTGATGGAGTCAACAACGTCAGTGACGTACCCGCCAATCGTTCCGGTGTAGCCTTTGATGACCTGATCCACTTTAAGTGGGGACAGGTTGAGGATGCCACCGATGTACTCTGCCGACTTTGACGTACCCGGACCAACTTGGAATCTGGCCTCAACCTCTTGCATACCCTGACCAACGATGGGCCGCATGGTGAAGAAGTTGTAGTTGGTGGCCGCCTCAATGATTGGTTTAAACGTCTGAGGAATCGGGTTGAGGGCGAATGTGTTGGCCAAGGCTCTGAGGGTGGATTGACCAAGCTCTTTGCCCGTGTCATTGCCCATCAGGTAGGCCGTGATCCGCTCGGGCATGGTCTTGAACAGTGTTCCGACCTCAAACGGGATTGGAATGCGAATGCCAAAGATGGGGAAAATCCAGTTGTTGTCTTTGGTTTCCTCTTCCTGCTTTTCGTATTCTTCATCATCGGCCACTGACAGGTAGTACATGACTGACAGTGCGGACATGGTCATGCCGCGAATCCAGAATCGCTTTTTGATTTCCTTGGCATCTTGAGTGTTCATCTGCCCCGTCGAGGCGCGGTAGAACAGGTCAAGACCCTGCAAGCGGGCGTTGAAGAACGGCAGGGCTGCGGTGGCGATGCGGATCAGGACAGAGTTACCCTTGCGGTTGAAGTTCATCACCTCAAGCGCCCTGGAGATGGCCTCTGCCTCGTTGCCGGTCTCTTTCATCACGCGCTCGTAAACGGCCATACGGGTCGCGGCGTCCGAGGCGGTCGTGCCTTTCTCCAACCCTTCCCACAGCGATTTAAACGGGCGCAGAAGAATTGCGTCTTTGCCAGCCTTTTTGTTCAGGTCGTCACTCAACGATTGGCCAGACTGCTCAATGTTCTGGCTGAACTCATACCCGCCAATGATCCCGGCGTTAAACAGAGCCTGAAGGTTCTTGTCCTTTGCAGACAGAGCCTTGCCGAAGTTGACCATGGTCCCAACGATTGGGGTGATCTTTTGACCGCTGGTGACGTAGGACGACAGCGAATCGCGCAACAGGTTGGCCATCATGAAGCCTGGGTCTTTGGTCACCAAGTTCCGAAGAACGTTGGCTGGCGCAGACAACAGCCCCATGAAGGGCAGATCAGGCATGTTCAGGCTCTTCAGGGCCTCAATGAAGAGGGAGTCAGATGAGCGGTAGTAAACCAGTTGGCCATTCTCAAGCTGCGTGTAAACATCAAATCCAAGACCGTCGGCTTTGCCGGGCAGGCGTTCCACCTCTTTTATCTCTAACGCAACCTTGGTGGCCCGTTGGGCTGCTGCGTTCTTCATCCCAGCATTGATCATGGACTGGGTGTTACGGACCATGTTCTCCAAGAAATCACCAAGAGGGGACTCGCCGCCTTTGAGTTCTTTTGGTCCTTTAACCCCGCTGATACCACCAAAGGGGTTAGGCCCAATGGTCTTGTCCAAGTCCAACTGGCGGTAGAAGGGGATGTAATCCGCGTACTGAGTGTAAAGCTGCGCTCTTTCACGGCTCAAGACTCCTGTTTGAACGGCATAGTTCACGATCCCGTTGTTAAACGCGATCAGGTCTTTCTGAACCTGAATGAACTCGGGGTGGTTGTTCTCAATCTCTTGGGCTCGCTTTGCATCTGCTGCCGTGTAAACCTGCTCCCTGCCCTCGCGCAACAGCCTGCGGCCACGCTTCCATCCAGCCCAAAATTGATACTTGGAATAAATGTCGGTGTCCTCTGTGCTGGTTGGCTTGTCGTACTTGGCCAGTGGAGCCAAAGCCTCGGTCAAACCCTTGACGCTGGTGTCAATGGTGGTGAAGCCGTTACGGTAGACGGGAATACCACCCTGACGGTCTCCAATGCCCATGGCAGAGGCTGCAACGCCAGCAGACAGGTCTGACTGAAGGGCTGCAAACTCTGCCCTCTGATCGGCCAAAAGCTCAGGGCCGCCAGCCGCTCTGATCTTTGCTTGATTGCGCTCGTCGTAATTTGCAAACGTTTCGTATCTATTCAAAAACCTTTGCCGCAGTTCCGTGTAGTCAGGTTTAAGCCCACCAATGACTCGTTCTTTCCAGCCCGGCTGATACCTTTGCGGAGCGACTTCCTTAATCCTGTCCACAGTGTCTTTGGACAAGGTCGGCATACTGTACTTGACATCGCTGTCCATGCCGGTGAACTTCTTCATCGCCCTGTCTTTGTTGGCGTATGAGAGAGGCTCCGCCTCGGCAACCATGACGATTGAATTGATTGCTCCAGTTTGCCCGTTTATCGCCTTGACCGGAATGGTCTTGGCATCTTCAATTCCAGAATAAAACTGAATGTAAACGGGCACGCTTCTGTAGCCAGCATCATGCATGGCAAGCATTCGGTGGCGGCCTTCATGATCAAGAATTTTCCATTCATCGCCACGCTTGGAGACAAACATCTTGGGCTCATCTGCCAGCCCACTCATCCTCGCAAAGTCCAAAGGCTCTTGCTCTGATTTGACCCGATCAAACTCTTGCTGTGTTGAGGTAGCCTTCACAAAGTCCATCGGATCGACAAAGGCCATGTAGCCCTTGGTCGTTGTGTCGTTGCTGTAAGCGGACTCAGAGAGCAGCTTTTCAAACCGCTCGGGCGTGTAGCGCACCCTGCTCAAGCTGTACCGGACATCCTTGGTCTCAAGACTGAATTGGCCATCGTTGCCGGTGATGGACTTAACCTGTTCCGGTTTAAACACAGCGTAAGACATTGGGGCTGTGCGGTTGCGGCGAACCACATAGCCATCAAAGCCAAGCTTGCGAATCGTCCGCATGATGTCTGGGCGCTCAACCACCTTGGGGTAACCCTGCGCCAAGATGCCTTTCAGACCATCAAGGATGTGCTCAACATTGACAGTTGGTGCGCCGCCAATCTGCTTGTTTATCTGCTTGGCTACTTCACCAACCTTGCGGTCCATCGTCTCCGTGTAGTCAAAGGCATTTATTACCTGTTGGACATGTTCTTTGTTCCTGAAGTCAAACGGAGTCATGGCGCGGGCGTACAGCGGCATGATCTTCATCCGCTCAGGAGACAGTGACAACAGAACGTCATCCATCTCTTTCTTGATGAGGTCGTAGCTGTCAAAGCCAGGAATATTGCGCGTTGCATCGCGCATGAACTTCTCGCCCTGAGCCTTGGTAATCTTGTCCTTGGACACAGCCTGATCGACCGCCTGCTGGAAGAACGGCAGCTTCTCGTCTTTGTTCAGGGCCTTGTAAATCCTCTCGCGCAGACGATCCTCTGCCATGCGGCCCCACTTGGCTGACTCTTCTGCGGTGTCAGACAGGTAGATGACCCCGTCATTGAACTCAAAGAAGTTGGATGTGGTGGCATGGAAGAACTTCTTGGCCTTGCCGTCTTCGTCAACCCACTGGCTTCCGGCGATGTACTGTTTAAACTCAGGCGTGTCGGGAACCTTAACGGCATCTGTGGCTTCCTGAGCCTCTTTGGCGGTTGGGAATGCTACGCCCCGCAGGCTGTACCGCACATCCGGTGACTCAAGGCTGTAGGTGCCAACGTTGCCGGTGGCTGACTTGACCTGATTGGGCTGATAGACGGCAAGGTTCTTGCGCCCATGCTCTTTGACGTAGAAAGAATCAAAGCCAGCATTCTGGATGGCGTCTTGGAAATCTGCGTTCTCAATGGACTCCCAGCTACCGGAGCGAATGTCTGCGGGGTCATAGGCGTCTTCAGTTAACTCAGCCAAGACCTTGCGAATATGGCTGGGGTTCTCGTAGTCAAACGGACGCTCTGCCCTGACATACATGGGCATGATGTGCGGGCCAGTCGGGAGCAGTTCAATGAATTCTTTCTGGATGTACTCCCGCGCTTCAGGGGTTGCATCATTTAGATTGCCCGTCTTCAGGCTCTCAATCATCTCCAAGCCAAGGGTGTCTTTGCCGTAGTCCTTGCGGATTGCGGCAATCGCTCTCTTGACCCCGCCATCAATCTGTTGTTTGGACAGGTATTTTTGAGGGTTACGGGCAACGCTCTCGTAGCTGTCTGCGGCGAAGCGTTCAGCAAACTCAGGGTCGTCCGTCAGGAAGATTGGTGCGCCGCGCTCAGTCTTGCGGGTGAAGTCTGTGGTGTCTTTTGCAAGCCCGTGGTACATGACCATCGGCGTACCGTCTTTGTTGACGATTTTGCTATCACCAAACCACCGTTTAAATTCAGGACTGGTGGGTGCCTTCAGGCTGAATTTTTCTTCTCTTGCTGGGGCTTGGGCTTTTGTTCCGAGTTCTTCTTCAAGGAGTTTGGTCGCATCTGCCCGGAGAGCACGAGCCCGTTCCCGAACAGCTTTGCCTTTTCCTCTGGGGTCATTTTCTGGACTGGCATAGTCGTAATCCTTTTTCTCGGGGAAGGCGGAATACACATCTGTGTACTGCACATCATACGTGCCGCCAAGTTTTTTATCAATCAGTTGGGCCAGTTCTTCGGTCTTAACACCTGAATAATTCAAGACAATCATCTTGTTATTCATGGTGGTCTGACCGCCCACCGGCTGTTCACCGTTTAAACTGATCTCACGCAACTTTTGATAAATGGCATCAACTTCAGAAGGCGATTGAGTTCTTACATCAACAACAACCGCCCCAACTTTTTCCATGCCCGGGGCTGGTTTGGGCGACACAACCATCATGCTGTCTTGCGACAGTGCATACCCCAAAAACTTGGAAATCTCTACGGCATCGCCTTTTTCCAAAAATAGGGCAAAAGACGGGTTTGTGTCATTGAGGTATGACCCAACCTGAGAAACAACGCGACCATCAAAATCAAGGTCAGCCTTGGCTTGTTCAATGATTTTCTTTGAGATGTTGTTGCTAATGCGCAGTCGATCTGCCTGAGGCAAAGCATTCCATCGCTCTGTCAACTCAACGTTGTTGGGGTCTGGAGCAACCTCAAAAATAACCTTCTTGCGGCGCGGAGCCTCACGCTCCTGCTTTAAGACTTGCTCTGTTTTTCGCTTTTCGAGGAACTCTTCTCGCTCAGTTGGCTCAAAAACGGCTTGAGGTTTTTTGCCAGTTGGCGCAACTCCGGCTTGGACTTGTTTGCCAGCCACTGGTTGTACTGCTCTTGGTCCTGATTTAGCGGCTCCATCAATTGTTGATTCATTGTAGCCTTCCTTCATCAAAAGTTTTTTGATCGCACCAGCATAATCTTGACTGGTAACGCGCAACTTAACACCAAGAGCTTTGTACAACTCTTGCTCTGGATACCAGATCAAAGCCTGAAGAGATGCTGGCGGGATGCGCTTGCCATATGCTTTGGCAACCTTGTCAACAGTTCTGGCGACAACATCACGCAATAGTCTGCGCTCTGTCCCGTTCTGAGGGGCATCTTTAGGCGCATCAAAAGACTTGATGATGTTTTGGGCGGCATAGACCAGATCAGTCTTCTTTCTTGCGCCCTCGTCATACAGTTCGCGGTTGTTCTTGAAGTCTGAATTGAAAACGCTGTTAACCACTCTAGACAGATTGACTGCACCCTCAACACTGTCCATCGCCTTCTGAATCTCTTCGTCTTTGAATTCATCAGCGTAAAGGCCGTCTTCGCCCCTGTCGGAAAATGACTCCCTGAATCGCTTTAACTGATCATCAAACTTTTTCTGGTCAAACCCCTTGAGCTTGCCCGTCAACCGACCAACGGTTCTCATAAACCACATATCCATGGTCACAGGCTCAAAATTGCCGCTCAAATTGGAATAGAAACCAAATCCAATCTTTGGCCCAAAGATGGCGGAACCTGTGACCTTTTCATCACCAAGTTCACCACCAATGTCAAACCCAGCGCCGCGCAGCTCTTCAACGGTAAACTCGGTTTGTAAGAATTTACGCAGATCAGTCAATCCATATTGCTCAATCATCTGATTGGCAAGAGTGAAGTTTGACTTCATTGCCGCGCCATCAGCGCCAGAACCAGTTTCTTTGAATCTGCCGTTTTGCCTGAAGTAATCGTATTGCGACATGGCAAACGTCAAATTGTCCTCAACGTTTAAACCCTGAGATGCAATAGCAATTGCCATCCGCAGTGCGGCTTTGTTGTCTTCATTTGTGGCAAGTTCGGGGTACTTCAAAGACGCCATGTTCATCATGGAATCAATGACGCTGTCATACCACTGAAGGGCATTGCCGCCAGCATTAATAGCCGCCATGGCTTCTGCGGCCATCAGCTTTGCCAATTCTTCTCGATCTTCTTCGCTCGTAATGTCCAGATTTTTTAGGCCAGATGCCTTCCTGCGATTTTCCAAGAACTGAACAACTTGAGGCAAGCCGCCGACCGGCTGCTTTTTAAACTGGTCAACGCCAGCTTTACCAGTCTGTAAGCTGATTGATGTTGAATCAATTTCCTCTTTTGCAAGGTCAAGCTGCTTGCCAACTTTGTTTGCGACACGAAGACTGAGTTTTTCTTCAGCTACAGGCTTTGCCTCTGCCGCAGGCTTGAGACGACCGCGCTCAATGTTCTGGAAGATGTCATCTGCTGACTGGAAACCTGCGCCACGGAACGCCTGACCAAGGCTTGCGAAGAAGTCTTTGATCTTCTTGTACAGGGATGCAATCATGCCTGGGGGCGGCTTGGCCCCCTTGTCATAAGCACCAAAGGCATCGGCAATCGCTTCTTCAACCACCGCCTCGTTGACGTACTGATCCAACTCTTTGCCCGACAAACCCTTCTGCTCACCCTCTTTGGTGAACAGATCAACGTAGGCGTCATAGCGCGACTGCTTTTCGTCGTACTTGGCCTCCTTGAGTTCTTTGATCCACTGCTTGTTTGCGCGATCCTCAAGCGCCTTCCATTGCTGCGGCTTGAAGAAGCCCAAGTCCTTCATGGCATGAAGAGCCTCATGGCGCATCGTTTGGACGGGGTTGGCCTCCTCCAGAGAGACCTTGATCAGCTTGTTCAGGTATGCCCCGCCAGCACCATTCTCAATCCGGTCAACGATGTTCAGGCCAACATCACCCAGACCGAACTTGCGCATCTGGGGGACGAAGGTCTTGTAGAGTTCCTTAGCGGTTTCGCGGTTCTGCTGTGTTTGTTTAAACACATCTTCACCAACGGCCTTAGTGACTACAGCCTCGGCTTCGCCAATGGTTTTAAACGTGCCGACTGGTTTTTGATCCGGCCCGAGGACGTTGAACTGCTCGTTTACACGCTGCGCCTCACCGAAAGGCATGACCGTAAGGGGCTTGGACAGCGACTCAGACCGCTCGTACAAGTCCTTGATCTTCTGCGCCGACTCGTCCATCAGGTTAGGCAGTTCAGCCTTCAGTGATTGATACTCGTCCGTGCCGGTCTGTTCGGTGGCCTCAAGATACTCCAGCCTGTCTCTGGACTTCTTGACATCGGCGTTGATCTTTTCTTCGTCCTTGAGGATTTTCTCGCGCTCTTGCTCCCTGATTTTGGTCAGAGCTTCAAGCTTGGCATTGGCCTCATCTTGGGTATCAACCACAGACAGGGGTTCATCCCTGCCTTCGGCCATGATGCTGAAGCCCTGCGGCACAGTCTCAGTGCCAAGCTCTTCGCGGTTGATCTTGAAACCGCCAGGAAGAACATCGGGGAACCGCTGGGCAAGCTCTTCTTCGGAAACGGCAAGGCCAGCATCTTGTTGCTGACGAAGAGCCTGATCCATTTGGTATTCGCGCATCCTATTGGCTTGTTCAACAGGTGTAAACGCGGCACCAGTCAATGCGCCAACTGCTGCGTCACGGGCGGCAGCACCGTAAACGCCCTGCATGGCCAAATCAGGATCGAGCAAACCCTCTTTGATGAGGGCTAGGTTGGTTGAGTATTGGCCATAGCCACCCTGAACGCCTTCAAGCGGGGCCTCTCCAATTGCGGAGCGTGCAGCGGAACCAATGACGCCTGGGCGTGCAAGCTCTTTCTCGGGCAATCCTTCAACAATTTTGTCGGCTGTTGCGCCAGCAATTTTCTTGGAGGCTGCGGCGCGGGCGGCTTTTGAAACGCCGCTCTCCATCCCGGTAAACGCATCCAACGCGCCAAGAAGGGCGGCCCCGCCAAATTGAAGGGCCTTGTCTTGTGAGTACTCCTGAGCCTTAAGGGCAAGCTCCCTGGCCTGCTCTTTTTCGTAGCCAGCCTTTATGTAAGCCTGCTCAACCTCATCAAGGATGGAGCCTTTTTGTTCGCCAACGCCTTGAGCAGCTCCAAGGGCGGCTCTTGAAATAATGCCCACGCCAAGCGCCAAGCCCGCTGGCGCTCCCGCAGGGATGGCAGCCAATGACGCAAGCAAGGTTGGCGCAGAAGAGCCAACACCTTGAACCAACGACTGTAGAGGTGCCTCGGCAACACCACCAAGGAATGTTTTGACTTCTTTGAGCGTGTCACCAGATTCGGCGGCTCGTTTTTCCAGTTCTTGGCGTTTGGCAATTTCAGCCTGACGGGCCGGTGTCAAACCCTTTTGAAGCTCTCTTGCGGTTTCACCCAGGTACTCTGACGCAGTAGAGCCAGCGCCAAAAACATCAGTCAACGCTTTTGCGCCACCAACGACGCCAATCCCAAGAGACCGAGCAATGTCAGAGATGGAAGTCGGCGCACTTGGCATCGCCTCCAATTCAGCAGTTGGCACCTGAGAAAAATCTTGCGCCCCCTGGGGGGCGGCAATCATTCGCTTGACCGTCGCCTGAATTACTCCGGGGTCTGTTCCATCGGGAAATTCAAGGACTCGACCATCGGCAAGTTCGGCTCTGATCGTCATTTAAACCTCATTGAATAGGGTTGCCTTTTGAGTCAAACCGATAGACTTGAGTGGGCGATCCTACACCACCGCTGGGCTGAATACCAATTTTCCTAGCGGCATCTGCCTCAATGACATTCATTCTTTGCTGGATGGACAAACGCTCTTCTGGTGTTTTTGCGGTGGCCATTTGAACTCCCAACTTTTTGTATTCCATGTTTTCACCCAAATCTTTGCGCAACTGGTCTTGACGCCTGATGTCCGCTGAAACATCTGTGCGATAGTTGGATGCGAAGCCAACCTTTCTTGCGGCGTCTTCAAGCAGATCGGAATTGCTCTTGTCCTTGTTTTTGGGGTCAGCACGAAGGACGTTGTAGGCCATCTCCAGGGATGATCCAGGGCGTCCAGCCTGCGACCGTGCAAAAGCTGCCTTTTGCTTTTCCAACTCAAACAGGCGGTCTTGCTGAACAATCTGACGCTCAAGGTTTGCCTGGGCAAGCTTGCGCTGGTTGATGTTGTTTGCCAAGCTGGAGGCAAGCTGCATGTTGCCTTGATCAAGGGCGTTCTCATAACGCCTGTTCTCCATGCGCAGCTTGGTGTAGTTGTCCTCTGCCGCTTGCTTGAGCTTATTGGTTTCCGCCAGAGACTCCGCAAAGATTGGAGAGGCTGCCGCTGCTGATCTAAGCGCCCCACCCAGCCCAGTACCCGCTCCGGGTTTTGAAGCTGCTGCGGCCATACCAAAGCCAAACCTCATCATTGCCTCACCAATGCCCCGAGCCTCAATCTCTTTGGCACGGCTTTTGGCCTTCTCCAAGTCGGCCTTAACTTCTGCTCGCTCAGGCGCTGACTTGGCGCTGAACTCTTTCATGAACTGTTCAGTAAGTTCCTTTGTGTCATCCTTGGGGATTTCAACATTGTTTCCCTGAGCAATTGTCTCAACCGCACTCCTGGCTTCTTGCCTCGTGATGGTTGCTGATCTGCGAGGCTCATCACGCCTTGCGGCTTGAGGAGCGGCCTGGGCGGTGCGTGGAGCCTGCGCTGGAGCGACCCGAGCGGGAGCAGTCTGAGCAGGCGCATTTGGCTGCTCTGTCAGCAGTCGCTGATAAGTTTCTGGGGCTGATTCCCTCAAAAATTTCATCCGCGCCTCATGCTCTTGCGCTGCACGGCGAGCGCGTTCAGATTCAATCCGAAGCCGATCCATATCTGCCGAACCAGAAGACGAACCGCCGAACTGAGGGTCTTCGACAAGGTTGTAGTTGTTGGCTTCGTTTGGTCCGGCAAAGGCAACGATGCCACCCTCGGCCATGTTGGTGACAGACTCCTGGGTTTCTTCCGGCAGCGAGTTAAACGCACCACCAAGACCGGATCGCACCGATGCTCGTTCTGCCAACTCCTCGTCAATGGCCTGAAGGCGGCGCATATCCTTGTTGTTGATGGCCGCCATGCGGGCTTGCTGCAACTGAGCGTCACTGAGCCTGTCAATGATGTTGTCGATGTTGTAGTCGCTGGTGACACTGCCGCCATCGGCATACTCTTTGACTTGGCCGCCCTCTTTGTTGCCAAACATTCTTGCGGCTTGTCCGAAACCAAGAAAGCCAGTGCCAAGGCCAGCAATCTGACCCAATGTGCTGGGCGGCTGGGCGTACATTGTGTTGACAGTGCCCATTGGGGTGCCGCGCAACATGTTCGACATGAACTCCAACTGCTGGTACGGATGCCGCTGCTGGTTCAGGAAGTCTTGATACTTCTGGTTCAGGTCTAGCTGTCCAACCTGCTGCTGCTGGGTGCCAAGCTGCGCCTGCAAGTTCGTAATGTCTCTGCCCTGGCCAAACTGTGCCTGACCAAGCTGACCCATAAGACCAGCGCCCTGCAAGCCAAGTCCGATGCCCTGCATACCCAGGCCAGCACCGTACTGGCGGGACTGCTCACGAAGCTGCTGCTCACGGGCAAAATTTTGCTGGGCTTGATCAAAAGCAGTTTGATACCCACGGGCGCGGATGTCCCCCTGCTGCATCCCCAGATTGCGCTGCCGCTCGGCTTCAACAATCGCCTGACGGCTGCCGCCAAATGCACCAGATCGAACCGCCTGGGCCTGATCGGACATGCGCTGCATTTCTGAGGAGCGTTGGGCTTCCCGAAGCTGGGGTGCCATCGCCGCCTCAACAAACGGATTCATGTACTGCGCGGCAGTACTCGCAGTAAACTGACCCATCTGATACGGGTCATAACTTGTGCCGAGCGCCTTGTTTATGGCGGTCTGGGTATCTGTTGTTGCCGAACCAAGCTGCGACGAAGTCCCCATTTCGCCAGCACGCTCAAACGCCTTCTCCTGCAAACCAGAGAATGGCGCAATCCTCTCCCCGCCATATTTTTGATACTCCGAGGGTCCGACGATGTCGTACTGCTTGGTTTCGGGGTTGTATTGCTTTTGGAATGCAACAGCTTCTGTCAACCCCAATAGTTGCGGGCCATAACCTCTGGCCCATTCCGGCAAGTCTGAAATTGAGGTTTGCGTTGCTTCAGCCATTTAAATGCTCCTTGCAATATTTATGCGGGCAAGTATTTGTCGGCACGGGTATTCTTGGCCACCCTGCCCTTACCAGTGGTTTTTCCACGCGCCCGCTGCACGCGATCCATCATGGCGTAAAGCTTACGAGCGCCCGCCTCAGTTGATCCATTCCCAAGCTCAGAGACGATGCGGGCCGGAATAACAAACTCGCCATCAGCAAGCCGCGCAGGACGCCTCTGACCAATCACCGCAGGGATGGAGTCGGACACCCCATCACCAGGGCCACGCAGCAGCCTGCCGCCGTCAGAGTAGTCCCCGAGGTTGTAGCCGCCGCCAGCATAAGAACTGATGCCGCCCATGTTGCGGTTAATAGTGCCACCCTCGGCGTAAAAACCCCCGCTACCATCCCCAGTGCCACCATACCCATCACCACCATACCCCAAGCCAGAGCCCGCATCAGCGCCAGCGGCAGCACCCGCCGCACCAGCGGCAGCATCGGCGGAGGCGGCATCGGCAGCGGCATCAGCAGCGGCAGCAGCTTGATCTGCCGCCAAGGCACTACCCATCGACTCAGCAGCAGCAGCAGCAGCGGCTTGATCTGCCGCCGCCTGCGCAGATGCTGCATCCATTGCCGCGCTTATCTCTGCGGCAGCGAGGGCAGCAGCTAATCCTGCGTTGTTGCTACTCGCAGCGGCATTGCCCAGGCCCGCAGTGTTGCCAGTACTCGACCCTAACCCCCTGGTGCCACTGGTACTAGCATTAGAATCACCAGCAGCAGCACTCAATCCTGCGGTGTTGTTACTTGCAGCGGTATTGCCAAAACTTGCACCCCCGAAAGCTGCATCCCCGGCTTGGGCATCAGCGGCAGCGTAACCAGCAGCAGCGGCGGCGGCGGCAGCAGCGTCCCCAGTTGGCCCTCGGCCATACGCGGTGCTGTCAGCAGCAGCCTGAGCCTCTGCTCTGCCAAGCTGGTCGATGCCGTAATTTGATATTGCATCCCCCCAACCCCCGCGCCCACTTCCAGTCGCCCCCGCGTTAAACCCAAGCCCAACCCCAAGTGCAGACAACCCCTGACCAAGACTAATTGCGCCAACACCGGCATCGCCCATGCTGTGGCCAAAATCGCCAAGCGTACTACCTGAATCCATGCCAGTACCGATCCCGCCACCAGTATCCAAGGGAGGAAATTGGTCGCTCACTGAACTGCCAAGCTTGTTGTCATCTTGTTTTTTTGGTTTTTTGGCGCGTCTAAAACGTTGAGTAATCGGGTCGTAAATGTACTCATGCTCCTCTTCGCTTTCAAATGGTTTTTCAAGAGGAGTAAGCCCGGCTGTCGGGCTTGGAACAGACTGCCGCGCAAGGTTGTTTAAATATGCATTTCCACTGAATCGGCTTGTTGATCCGCCTTCAGCCATCCCTGGTTCTGGGAGGCGTCTAAACGTGGGGTTGAAGTACGTGCGCTCTCCAGACCTTGGCCCCGTGTAACCTGCTTCGGGGTCTTGTCTGCGACCGGGGTCAAATGAATAGTACTGCCGCCTCACGCCATTTGATGTGGGCATGGGCGTGGTTGTTTGTGGGGCCATCAGCGCCGGGGCAGCGGCTGCCATGCCGTACTGGGAGAGCCCGGAGAGGCCGCCAGCTTCCTTCATGAATATATCTCGACCTTCTTTCTCAAAGAGACCCTTAGCCCCTTGGCCCATAGTCGAAAGAGGAGAAGCTTTTGCCGCTTGCGCTGCTTGCGTAGCGGTTAGAGCAGAATCTCCGGCTGCGGCCCCAAGGTCTCCGGCAACGGCAGTGTTTGCCGCCATTTGCGTACCCGTATTCAACAGAGCACCGGACAACCCCGCGCCACCATAAGCACCAAGACCAAACGCAATACCCTTCTCAAGACTGCCAGAGGTGGCACCACGGATTGCGCCCGCCGTCAAAGCCGCTTGCCCAGCAGTTAAACCAAACCCAGCGGGCCCCAAAACAGCGCCAGCCAACATAGGAAGCGCAACTTTTTTAAGGAAGTTTGCTTCTGGGAGGCCAGTCTTTGGGTTGGTGGGCAACGACCGACCGTAATAAGCTCTTGCAAGCTCATCGAGTCCAGCAACCTCCCGAGGGGTCATGTGAACAAGCATTGTGTCGGGGCCACGCCCCTGCGCTGCCAAGTACTGGGCGGCTTGTTGAAGGCTCATGGTTGCCTCACGAAAAAGGGTTTAAACGAGTCTATCATGGGGGGTTTATTTGTTCAATTACTGCGTCAGGTCGTAGAAGGAAATAGAGCCAACCCCATCGCCTGTCGTAGCGCCGGAGATGGTGCGTACACCCAATGTATAGATGTCGCTGACGCTGGTCAAAGACACCCCAAGCTGCTGATCCCAGTTAAATCCAGTTGGCGATATTGTGTCGGCTTGGCCGCCACCGCCAGAGCTTGAGATGTAGGCGGTTTGAACAATCGTGCCCGCCGTGGCAATCGCCGTAGCTGCAACATCAAACTCAACGTTGCTGTCAGAAGGCACTGTTGCAGCCCATGTGGCCCCTGTAAGGACCGGGTTTTTGATTAAGGCAATCTCATAGTTCTGGGACGTCGTTGGCTGAAACTGTATCCTGTTTGGAAGCACGACAGCGCCCAGAGACGTTGATGTTAGTCGAATCGAAACAACCGGCAGAAAGTTGGCGGCGGTATTTATGGTGCCAAGCACGGTTGTACGTCTGGCAACGTGCTCAATTGACGTAGCCTCAAAGCCGCCCTCAGATATTACAGACGAACAAATCTGAGTGAGCGTGGCTGCAACTGCGGCAGTTGTGGTGGTAATTTCATACCGCACGGGCAGGATAGCCGTGGTCATGTAAACGGTCGTGCCATACACGTTGGCCGTATCAAAGGTATGGCAGACAACATATTGACCGTTGATGATGAAGCCGCAGCGCACCGAGCCAACACCCAGCCATTCAAAATCCATCCACAAAATCTGCGGGTGCGTCAAATCAAGGGTCAGGCCAGAAGCCCCAGTGCCATCGAGCTTGTCACCGTTCCAATTTGCTTGCGTAAACGCCCTTGAGTCATTTACTGAACCGCTCGTGTAGGACCGCATTACAAAAGAGTTGATGCCGGATGTGCGCTGAAAAAACACGCCGTTTTGTGTGTCGAAGTACCCCACCTTTTGGTTAAGGTTTGCAGATTCGCCGTTGTCCATTTGGAACGTGGCCAAGACGAGCAAGCCTTTGCCGGGCTGGTACAGCATGTTGCGAAACGACTGCCGCACAACAGAGCCAACACCGCCACCAGTTACAGCCATGCTGACACTCGATTGATTGGCGTTAAACGTGGAAGTCCCTGTGCCAGACGTAGATGTGCTGAATTGATTGTCCGCAGCGTAGCGGCTCTGGCTATCAAACAAGGTGTATGGTTCGCTTACCCGCAGCCGCCCGAAGGCATCTACGTTGGTGCCGCCAATGGAGACGGGGATGGTGTCTAAAGTTGCCACGAGTTGCCCCAAAATGTTGTCGAGTCGGTTGAAGTACAGACGCAGGACATCAGCGAACTGATCGTGATATCGCTTCTCATACTCAATAGGCGCGGTCGGCAGACGGGGTGCAACGACCCGGTTGAGTTCAAACTCTGATGTGACGATTAGGGTCATAGGTCACCTGCGACCATCAGGACGCACATCAAGCGACGGGACGCCCAACTGCCAGTTAACCCCGAGCCCATCAGAACTGACCTTAAACGCCATCTGCCGCCCACGGATGCGCGTGTAAACAATCTGCGTGAACTGTTGCACCGTGTAGTTTCTCTGCCCGGTGTAGTTTTGGGCGCTGGTCACTGTCGGCGTATCTGCGGTGCTGTAATCGGCACCTGGGTTCTGGCGAGGGCGCAGTGTAAACGTCACCTGTGGGTTGTTGACGTACGACCCGTCGAACGTGATGTCGGGGATCATGCGCCACGCAAAGCCGTAGTTGTGCCCGTCACCGATATTAAAGTCGGCAGACTGAATGTAGGAACTGATCGGCGCTGGCGGGTTGGTGCTGCCATCGTCCACGCCGCTCTCGTGGTAGATCAAATTCCCACCATACCCCGCAGCAGATGGGAAGTCCCTCAATGGGGTGTCCAGCCATGCTGTGCGCGACAAGTTGCCATAGCTCCAGATACGCTCCAAGTGGTTGTAGATGACGTATTTGTCGATGACGGTTGAGTTTGCAGAGCAGTAAAACCACCAGATTTCGTTGTAGCCTTCATTCGTGCCCGCAAAGAACTGATACTGCTGATTCAAATTAATGTCGCCAAAGATGTATTGACGCAGCGGGCAGTACAAGGTCTCAATTCGACCGGAGTACATGTAGAACTTGTCCAACCCCATCCAATATGTGATGTTGGATGCCGTTGCGGTGGTGTTGGGCCCAGCGATTGATATGTTGTAGCCTAAAACCTGAAATCCCCAAATATAAGGGGGGCCGAGGTACTGCATGGAATACAGCGCGGCATCAGTCCAGACAAGAATCTCCTGACGGGTTTGCTGGTGAGCAACAATGCTTGACCCAGTGGACAGGCGATAGCTGCCAGCTTGATTAGTCGCAGCAGGGTTCCAGACGGCGTAATCCTCCTGATCCGACCAGCGAATAAGCAGTGGGTCTTGCTCCACAGAGCCGTAATCGTTACAGCCAAAAGCAATCACAAAACGCGAAGCGTCGGAAACCGCGACGGCGTTGGCGACCGCTGGACATCCAGAGTCCGTCGTGTAGGGTGATGGGCTTGTTGGTGACAGCAAAACAGCGCGGTCATAAATTAACGGGTTGACATTGACCTTCCAAAGATACAACGCACCGCCACGCGGATTTATGACCAAGTCCTGACCATAATTGGCTTGACTCCAAAGCCGAAGCTGCGTCAATGCGGCAGACTGTCCCCAACCCGTTGGCGCAAATCCAGGCGTTGTGCCACCCCAACCACCAGCGCCCCAACCAACAACCACTGTTTCAATTTCTTCGCCTGGAGTAATTTGGTAGGCAAAGGTGGCCGCGCCTGTGGTGCCAGAGGATGTGGCTTGAGTTGCAACCGTGATACTGTAAGTGTTGGATGTCAAATAAGTAATGCGAAACTCTTTATTAAGGTCCGCTGCCGGAATACCATTTACTGGACCCGATACCCCAGAAATGGTCACAAAGTCGTTTGTTATCGCGCCGTGAGCCGTATCGTTGATAACAACAGTGGTCAAGCCGTTGGTTGTGGTAAAGGCATTAGACGAAATAGTGACAGTTTCTCGCAGCGGAGTCACATCGTAAAAATTGCCGTCAACGCCATTTTGAACATAAAATTTGAGGTTAGTCCCCAAGCCCAACAGGTTGTAACCAGAAAGGGTAATCCAGTTCCACAGGGAGCGGCAAACACCCCAAAAAGACCCGGTGGGCGGCATCAAACCGCTGTCCTGCGCACCATTATCTCGAACCCAGCCGCCAAGCTTTTCGGGGTATCCCGAACGAAAGCGCACCTTATCCATCTCAAACCACGTACCCTCATTGGCCAGCGTGGTTGACTCTCTGTTGACGCCGGGGCGCAGTTGAAGTTTTTGGAGTGGCATGGCTGTCCTACGACAAAAAGAGGGCGCGTTCGTCCTTGCGGCGGCGATCCAACCCTGCCAACACTTTACCCCCGCCCTTGTTCCAAAGCAAGAAAGCGTCTGCTGCGCCTTCCCAATCGCCTCGGTTGGCTTTCATGCGGATGCTGCTGCGCTGGAGATTGCCTAGCCCGAAATTAAAGGAAATACTGACCAGAGCGTCAAAGCGGCCTTGACTGCCAACACTGCCGGGAACAAGTCGAAGAACACCACGTTCAAAACTTGCGACATCCGCGTCGAAGAGATCATTAATTTCTTGCTTGGACCAGACACGATTGTCCTCCGGTTTGAGCGGGTACTCACTGCGGATCATGGGAATGTCGGCCTTGGTTTTGCCTTCTGGCCGCATCATGGGCAGGCGAATTTGTTCTTGGTACAGCACATGGCCGTAGCCAATTGTCCAGATGTGCGCCGGGCACAGGTACGGGCGGTTTCTAAACCCCTCGTACTTGTGCATCAAGTCAACGCCGACCTTGCTCAGTTTCACTTTTTGTTCCAGTTTCTAGAACCAAACCAAAACCCAATAATTCCACCCAACATGGCCATTTCGTCAGGGCTGAAGATAATGTCCGAGTAGCGCAGCACGTCGTCCATGCTCTTGATCATGCCGGGGTTTGTGTACAGGTAGTAGCACAGGAACAGATTGATCAGCACCAACTCCAGCACGAAGATGTACGTCACCGTCGGGCGCACGGTGCCGACGTAATTGGCAACCCACTGGCTAGCCCTGTCGAGCACCTTTTCATCGTGCTTAAGCGCAGCTTCTGTCATCTGCGCTTCGGTCTGCATCATGACCTGATCGGTGCGGATTTCCTCGATCTTCTGCTGGGCGGCGTAGCCCTGAGCCGCAAGGGCAAGCTCCCGTTCGTTCTGCATCCTGGCCAGGGCAAGTTCGTGCTTCTGGTCGGCCTTGTTTTGAAAGTACTCAAGCAGTTTGGGCAGGCCGCTGATCAGCAGGCCGCCGAGGGTAGAGATGAGTGACAGCATTATCTTGTTCCTTGTGCGGTTGCTTCCATAATAAACCAGACGGTTGCGCCGACAGTGACGAACACCACGACGATGCCAATCACCACGACAAACAATTCTTCCATTTCCTGTTCGTGTTTCTTTTGGGCTTCTTTTTTGCGCCGTGTTGCATGTGCCGCGTCGGCTTCCATCCTTTGCGCCCGAGCAGCAATCCGAACCCAGACATCCATTTTGTTTGCCTGGAAAAACAGCATCTTGATCTGCTCTTCAAACTGCTTTGCCTGCTCGATGGCCATCTCCAACTCAAGCGCCTTGCCCAGCGCCGACCCCTTGAACCCGCCCTCTTGTGACTTTTGGACAACTTCAATCGCATCAGCTTTGGCATCAAAATACTTACCCAACACCGGCCCAAGCGAAGTGACATCATCAACCGTCGCGGCGACCTTTTTTACAAGTTCGACCGCTGACGATATCGCAGCAAGGGCGGTGATCGGGTCGATCATATGCGTTTACTTCTTGCCGAGTTTTTCACGCTCTTCAAGAAGTCTCACTTTGACTTGAAGCTCATTGATGTGGGTCATCAACTGCTCTTTCATGATGGCCCTACGCTCCGCGCTGATTGGGCTGTCGGTCGGGGTGCCTTCCTTGGTGATGAGAGCAGGCATCTGGCCTTCGATCTTGGTCAGGCGCTCAGAAAACGAATTGACCTCACCAAGAAGCCAGGCCAATGACATGACTACAATCGGGATGATTGCTTTGAGTACGTCAGCCCATGCCATGACAGGTCACCTCGTAATCCAGATTGCCGAGAAGATCGTCCATGTCATTCTCCGTGCTGTTGCCGCTATCAGGTCCAGCGGTATGACCTCATTAATTATGCCAACCACGGCAGGGGCGGCTTCACCACGGGCGGATTGATCTGCTGTAGCACAGCGACCTCTGTAGCGGCTTGATCCACGCCGTTGGCCCAAATCCAGCCCAAGACTTGCTCTTGAGTCAGGTTGGCGTAGGGCGTGAAGGCGGAGCCAGTCGGCGCGGGAACAGCACAGGTGGAGTACACAGAGGCGTTGTATGTGCCGTCAGTGCCAGCGCATGTCCAGTGGACATTGAAGACGACATCGGTGTTGCCACCCTCTTGCGGATAGCAGTCCATCGCAGTGATTGTCCAGGTGATAGTAGTCATGATTTAGGCTCCTTTGAGTTGAGATTTGAGGCTGTCAACCTCGGCTTTGAGTTCTTGGATGCACTTCATCAGCGCATATTGCAGGTCGGTCTGGTAGATCGACAGCCGCATCCTGGGGTCATCTTTGCTGCCCCAGTTGCTTTCCATGACCAACTCAGGCGCAACAGCCTGAACGTCCTGCGCCACCACGCCCAGCGTCAGGCCGGGGTCTTCTTCCATGTTTTGGTCGATGTAGTTGAAGGTCTGAACCGAGATGGCGCAGATGGTGTCAAGATAAGACTTGGCAGGTGCAAAGTTAGTCTTCTCGCGGCGGTCGGACAGGTTGACATCGTTGGCTTGGTAGTTATAAACGCCTCCGTTTGAGCGCACAGAAAATCTTTGCGTAGGGCCGCTATCTTGACAGTAAAAAAATGCGCTGCTTGTACTGTTTGGCGCGGCTCCCGTGTACCCCATCGCCATCCCATATGGGACTGCGTTGCTGTTTACTACTGCAAAGGCGTAGTCTGCGTTTCCGTATGAAACTACTGCACGCGATGTTGCAAAAGTTGGCTGGCTTGTAGTCCCCACCAGCAAATTCCCGCTGGAGTCGATGCGGGCGCGTTCGGTGTTGCCCGCTAAGAAAACCAAACCCCCATCAGCGCGAATTGCCCCAATTTCAGTGTTTCCAAGGTTATGGCGAATAGCAAACTGATTTACACCCGCAGATGCGTTGTACGAAAGAAGAATGTTGTTGGTGTCACTACCGTCAGACAAGAAAGCATACCCGCCCGCGTTTCCTACTGATGTAATTATTGCGGTTGATGAAGACGAAGTAGTCCCTACCAGCAAATTCCCCCCGCTCGTGATGCGGGCGCGTTCGGAGCCGTTGGTGTAAAAAGTTTGAAAACCGCCGTATGTGCTGGGGCCAACATAGGTTCTTAGCTCACCAGTATCCACATTCAACTTGAAAGAAGCATATTCAGCAGTGTCAGCCTCCGCCGCTCCGATACCAAAGCCACGGAAGTCAGCATTTGTTGTCGATGTGACTCTGATTGTGGTGTTGGTGGCCCCATCTACATGCAGCCTAGTATCAGGTGAAGTTGTACCAACCCCCAAATTCCCACTCGCATCCAGTGTCATTGCCTGCGTGAAGGTGATCGCATTGCCTGCTGTGCCGGAACCTGCGGTGTACCAAGTGTGACTTCCGCTGCTTTGCGCGTACCGCGAAGCGCCAACAGAAGATGTTTGATATTTCCAGCCAGCGTTAAAGTATGCGTTAGACCCAAGGTTTGTGTTGTTTGAGTCGTTGAACAAGAAGCCGGTGGCCGACGGGCCAATTTCTATTGCTCTACCAGAACCCGAACTCCAAGCACTCGGCGTCACCCCCAGACCGAGGTTGCCGGAGGCGTCAAGGCGCATTCGTTCAGAAGTGGTGACCGCGCTATCAATAGCTACGGTTTGCGCACCGCCGCCGCTCCAGACATGCTGATCACCAACTATGGTGTACGCACCGCGAGCCACATTGATGGTGGTTGCGCTTACAAATGCTCCAGAAGCGGAAGTAGACGGCCAAACTCCGTAACCAATAACCGGGCCACCGCTGGAGAATTCGCCGCCAAATGTTGCAAGGTGCCCTGATGTGTAATACCCGCCAAGAATCTTGGAGCCGTTGACTGACGACGCAGTACCGGAAATAACGTAGCCACCAAATACCTCCAGCTTTGCTGTAGGCGAACTCGTCCCAACGCCCAGGTTGCCCGTAACAGTCAGGTCGGTAAATGTTCCTGCGCCGCTGGTGTTGCTGACTTTGATGAAGTCAGAGCCGTTCCATGCAACAACAGCGGACTCGCCTTTAACGATGGTCACGCCAGTTGTCGGGCCTACGCCACGGAACACGATGGACTGCGTACCACCAGAAGCGTTGATCACCGTGTAAATCTTGGACTGTGCGGGGGCTGTAATGTTGCGAGTCGTAGTGCCCGACGCAGGGTTCCACAAAATAATCGCTTGTCGTGCTTGATTGGACGCGCCCGTGGTGGTCGTTAGCGTGATATCCGCATCGGTCGTAATGCTGGTTGTGCCCGCCACAGCGGTGTCCAGCAAAGAAGTGATGGAGTCATTTACCGTAGCGCCCCAAGTGCCGGACAGTTCTCCCGTAACCGGAAGAGCCAGACCGAGAAGGGATGTGTATGATGTTGGCATGTGGATTCCTTATCAGACTGTTTGGATTTGAGTCCAGCTTGGCGCTTGAGTATTTTATGCGTCGGTATTTTGCCAGTTCGGGTTCTGGCTGTCATCTATGACTGACCAACCGGGGTTCTGCGGGGTCGAGATGACCACCCAGTTGGGGTTCTGGTTGTCGTCGATCAGGTTCCACAGGAATGCCCCAATGACGGAGTCCAGCACCGTGGCGGACTCCACAAGCTGAACATTGAACGTGGCAAAGGTAGACACCAAGTCCAGCGCGGCAACAGCCTCTTGAACCTGCGGGCCAAACACTGACGGGGCCACCAGCGTAATGTCCGTTGCCGTAGCCGTCTCTGCAATCTGCCCCAAGAAGTTAGTCAGGGCGCTGATCAGATCAGTTGCCGTGGCAGTTTCAGATACTGCCCCCACAAAAATTACCACCGATTGAGTTGTATCCGTGGCAGTGGCGGTTTCGGAAACAGCGCCAGCAACACTCAGATTGGCAACCGGGCTGTCAGTCCCCGTAGCCGTTTCCGCAAGGCTTGGGTTGAACGTGTTGTTGGCCGTGCTGGGCGCGTCTGTAGCCGTGGCGGTTTCAGACAGGCTGGGATTGAACACTCCGCTGGCGCTGTCCGAGTCGGTTGCCGTGCTGGTTTCTGCAAGGCTGGGATTGAATGTGCCAGTTGTGCTGGTCGCATCTGTGGCCGTGGCGGACTCCAGAATAATGCCGGCAAACGCAAACCTGCCTGCTGTTGCGTCCGTTGCCGTAGCAGTTTCAGAAACGCTACGATTGATTGCAAGCGTGGCAGCTACAGTGTCTGTGCCAGTGAGGGCGTCAGCCACCTGCGCCAGCAAGGTCAGTGTGCCTGCGACAGCGTCCGTTGCCGTGGCTGCTTCAGACAGGCTGGGGTTAAATGTGCTGCCCGGTGCGCCTACAGTGTCCGTTGCTGTGGACGTTTCGCTGATGCTTGAAACGTATGTGAGTACCGCAGATACCGCATCGGTTGCAGTGGATGTCTCAGAAATGGTGGCGGTAATTGCCACCACGCCAGCTTCAAAATACCAGCCCAGCGAACCGTTGTTGGTTGAGTTGGCCCCCGCATACCATGTGGTATCAAGACTGTATGCCCGTACCCCAGTGACTGCCAAATAATCGACGCTGGGGTCTGTGCCGCCTGTCAGGATCAATGTGCCGGGGCTGGATGCAGATGTGCCCTGTACCGTCAGAACCCGAGTTGCCGCCCCTGTGGCCGTCCATTGCGTTACACGCTGCGTTGTCGTGCCAATGGTGATGTTCGTTGCACCCGTTGCGCTGTAGGTGTTGGTGATGTTGGCAAAGGTGTTGTTGCCTGTGATGGTCAATGCACCAGCTCCGCCTTGGTCAAGGGTGATGCCTGAGTAGGAGATGCCGCCGCCAGCAAACGTCTTGGCAGATGCATTGGTGAGGCTGATCGTGCCTGTGCCTGTGACGGTGAGGTTGGTAGACACAGCAGTAAATGGCGTAGACGCTCCAGCAAAAGTCCATGTACCAGAACCAAAAGAAAGTGTCCTTATTGCTGTTCCTGAGCTTTGCATCCCGCTAGTTGACCCAGCAAAAGTAACGTTATACCCATTAGCATTAAATGTTCCAGAAGTAAGAATGACCGCACCGCTTGTGTTTCTGCCTGGGAAAAAATTGTCTTGTAGCGTGACTGATCCACCAGGAGTGTCAAACGTAAAAGGTTGCGTAAACGTAATGCCAGCACTTGTAATCGTTTGGCTGCCACGCCCTGCAAAGGTCATCACACCCGTACCCGTCAGCGTTGTGCCAGTACCATTGATCCAGTTGCCGTAGATTGCTGGTGTATTCGTACTCGTTGCCAGCGTCATTGTGTTGCTGGTACGGGCAGACATATCAATCGTGCCGATGTTGTAAGAGTTGCCAAGACTCACAGTTACACCGCTATTTGGTGAAGAACTGGGAAACACAATTGTGTCTTGGGCAAGAGGGAAATAAATGTTGTCTGGTGTGCCGCCAATTGACGATGCCCACACAACACCGCTCCAGCTTGCCGTTGTGGCAAAGTTCCAATAGACCGTCTTAGCCGCAGGGAACGTAATCCCACTGTTGCCTTTGCAATCACCCAAACGAGTACCACTGACAGGGGCAGCAGCACCAGCAATGGTGATGTCACGGAAGTCTGCATCTGTTCCTGAGAAAGCAGCGCAGGTCAGTGTGCGGGTTGTGCCAATGGTGTCTGAGCGGACGAAGTGCCGCATCGTGGCGTTAGTGCCAGCGGAAAGCGTCAGTGTGCCGTTGATGGTTTGGTTGGCTGTGAGAGATACGTTCTTCAGGCCAGCAGAGGTAATGCCTGTGACCGACAGGTTGTTGAAGGTGTTTGCTCCGTTGATGGTAACTGTGCCTGCGGATGTGCTGGTAAAGGCTACGTTGTAAAACGTTTGGTTGTTTCCCGAAATGCCAGAGCTTGCTCCAGAAAAATTAATCTGAGATGTGTTTGAGTTAAAGGTTAATCCAGCACGAACTGATTCAGTTGTGCCAAAATTAAGCGCAGGAGAACTTGCAAAGTTTAATAAAACAGTGGAAGAACCAAATGTTATTGTTCTTGAGTTTGAATTGTCTGAGGAAAAAATTCTGGTTGTAAGATTGAAGTTTCCAGTGTTAAACGTTCCGTTAGTAACAGTAAAATCTGCACTGGTTGCCGTATTATCAAAAGCACTTCCAAGTGTCCAGCCAGAATTTACACCGTTAAGCACAACACTAGATGCCAGTACAACGCCATTGGTTGTCAGTGTACGCCCCGTAGCCGATCCAGATAAAGTAATGTCACCCGTGTACGTCCTCGTCAGGCCCGTTGCGGGCAGCGTCACGTTGCCGTGAATACCAACAATTGCAGTTGATCCGGCCAGCGTCAGGTTGCCCGTCAAAGGCCCAGCAATCGTCAGCGCCTTTGTTCTGATGCCTCCAGTGACGGCATTTACCGTGGCCGTGTAGGCAGTAGCGTTGGACAGTGAGTCAAACACCACATCATCATGGCTGCGGGGCACAGAGGCTCCAGAGCCGCCACCAGAAGACGTAGACCACCGAGCCGTGTCGCTCCAGTTGCCCGCGCCGCCAACCCAGTATCGGGTGCTGTCGGCAGGCTTGGCAGTCAAGTACAAAGGAGCAGCCGCAGAAGTTGCCGTGCTGTTTGCACCAGCGTAGAACTCACCGGGGCTTGTTGCGCTGACTGTGGTTGTGCCAAGCGCCAAGTAATCCACGCCTGACACCGCTGCACCAGCAATCGTCAAAGCAGCAGTACCTGTGACTGTGACCACGTTACCTGCTGTGCCTGTGACCGTCCAAGCGCCAAAGGTCTGTGTGGTTGTGCCAAGGGCAATGGTATGGGCTACGGTCTTGGTGGAGGCTAGTTCGGTGAATTGGTTGTTGCCACCGATGGTCAGAGTTGATGTGCCCGTTGTGCCGCCGATGGTAAGTTTGTTGTAGGAAAGACCGTCACCCTGAAAATTTCTTGCTGTTGAACTAGTATCAGACAAAATAATGTTTGCGGTTCCCTTATAAAAATTTACAAACGATGCCGCACCCGAAAAATTCCAGACATTGCCTGTTCCTGTTAACGTCCATGTACCGGAACCCATTTTTAATGTTTTAATAGTTGAAAATGCGCCTGTAAACAATCCCGTTGTCACGTTGTACGTCACAGCATCAAACGTGCCGCTGGTCAGGGTTAGGGTTCGTGCAGCAATAAGTGTCAGAGCGTCTGCCAGTTGTACCGTGCCTGTCGCGGAGTCGATAGTCATCGCCCCACTCCACGTATTCCCACTACTTGTGATGGTTTGCGTTCCCCTTTTACCCATAGTGGAAAAACCAATAGTTCCCGGTGTTACACCAGAACCTAAAAGCACATCGCCGTAATAAGTCGGGCTGCCGTTTGACCAGTCAATTGTGCAAGCAGTAGTTCTGCCCGACATATTTAACGTGCCAATGTTCCATGCTGTTTGAACCGTAACAGTGCCAACAGTACCAGCGTTATCAAAGACAGCCGTGTCTTGAGCCAATGGAAACTGATTGATGTCAGGCGTACCCCCAGACGATGGACACCAAGCTGTAGCACTCCAGTTCTGACTTCCAGCCAAGTTCCAGTACACCGTCTTGGCCGCAGGGAACGTGATGCCTGTATTGCCACCGCAGTCACCAGCACGGGTAGGCGATGAGCCAGCAGCAGTGCCAGCTATTGTGATGTCACGGAAGTCGCAGTCAGTGGCTGACAGGCTGTTGACGGTTAATGTGCGGGGAGTGCCAAGGGTGTCAGAGCGCAGGAAGATACGGCGTACTGCTGTGGCTCCAGCGCAGGTCAAAGTTCCGTTGATGGTTTGGTTTGCACTGAACAAGAGCCCTGTTAGACCCGCAGACGCTGGGGCTGTTACCGTAATGGCGTTAAATGTGTTTGTTCCTGATATTTGGTGAGCAACTCCTGCGCCAGTTCCAGTAAAAGATATGTTGTAAAAAGAAACGCCGCCTCCACTAAAAGTGGAGCTATTGCTCATGTTAATCTGTGATGTTCCAGCAGTGAACGTCAAGTTTGTGCTTGTTGTAAAAGTTACCGGAGACGATCCACTCAACGTCACCGTACTCGACCCCAGAGTAATCGTCCTGACGTTGCTGTTAGTGGAAGTTAAAGAACCAGCAGTGACGTTGAAGTTCTTGGTGTCAAACGTGCCGTTGGTGACGGCGAGGCTGTTGCTGCCAATGTTCAGCGCATCAGCAAGTTCAACTGTGCCGCCGTAAGAATTTACGGTGATTGCGCTCGAAAGAGTCTTTCCGGCGCTAGTAATAGTCTGTGTATTACGACCTGAAAATGACAAAGTACCAGAATAGCTTTGAGTTACCCCACTACCAAGCACCCAATTTCCGTACACCTCATAGGCCGTTGATCCTCCAAGCGTCATTGCGCTTGTCCGACCAGACATATCTACAGTGCCCGTATATGGAATGGCAGCATCAAGCGTAATCGTGCCAGTCACACTCCCGGCATTGGTAAACGTAGCCGTGTCCTGAGCCAACGGAAAGTTGTCTGTGGATGGTGTACCTGTAGATGTTGTAGCCCAGCCGTTTGCCGACCAGTTTTGCGCTCCTGCCAAGTTCCAATACACCGTCTTTGGTGTAGACGCAGTGATCCCCCTGATGCCACGCAGATCGCCAATCCTTGTGCCGCTGATCGGTGCAGCAGTGCCAATGACGTAGATGTCACGGAAATCAGCATCAGTCAGGCTTGGTGCGCTGTTGATGGTGAGGGTTTGGGCAATGCCGTAGGTGGCACCACGGAACCAAACACGGCGGTTTCCTGCTGTGCCTGTGGTGGACAGTGTGCCGTTGATGGTTTGGCGAGAGTCGAAAGTGAGTTGAACAACGCCAGCAGATGCTGGGCCAGAAACGGTTAAGTTGTTGAATGTGTTCGCGCCAGTAATTACGCGAGTTGCAGCAGTGGTATCTGTAAAAGATACGTTGTAAAACGTCAAACCACCGCTATTAATGGTGGCAGTAGCTCCTGACAAATTTATTTGTGACGTTCCAGCATTAAACGTCATGTTTGTTGTGCTGGTAAAAATTATCGCCGTGTTTGCAGTCACCGTAACCGTACTGCTGCCCAGATTGATCGTGCGGGTGTTGCTGTTGTTGGACGATAGGGCTGTTGCAGTGACGTTGAAGTTGTTGGTGGTGAAGGTTCCTTGGGTAAGGGTGATAGCACCAGAGCAAGTCAACGTACCGCCAAGACTTAATGTCGCAGCGGAAGCGTTAATCGTAACCGAAATTACAGATACGTTGTAATCTGTTGTGACGGTAATCGAAGCAGTGTTGATGGTTACATCGTCAGCCGCGCCGGGAACAGATGCACCGCCAGCACCGCCAGATGTTGCAGACCAATTAGCTGTGTTGGTCGAGTTCCAAGTGCCCGTACCACCGACCCAGAACCTTGCAGCCACGGTTACACCCCCTCAGTTGGAGGCACTTCTTCCGCAGGAGGAGCAGTCACCACAGCAATCCAGTTGTCCACACGCTGCTGCTTCATCGCCTCAATCTCAGCATCCGTGAAGGTGTGATCATCAGGCAGATGCAAAGCATCAGCAAACTTACCGTGGGGGGTTTGGAATTCAAAGTCGATTTTGATCATCGACGACCCCTTTAACCTGCAAGTGACAACGAGTACGATACATTCAATGTGTCGCCCGATGTGACGGCCCGGTCACCGGGGGCGGAGAAATCCGCTGCGGAAAACAGCGTACCAGTCGAGCCGCTCTTGGTGTTGTCGCTGGTCAAGAACGCACCGCCCACAGTTTGGGTGGCATTGATGTTAAACACCGCGACAGAAGCGGAGTTGGTGGCCACAGACGGGTTGGCCGTCGTTGCGGTTGCAAAGGTGCAGGTCGGGCGGTTGGCGTTGCTGTACGGGACAACTTCAGTCCATCCGGCGTGGGAAGCCATCGTGTCACCAGCAGCGGGGGTGTTGGATGCGCCAGCGCCGTACAGGCCGATGTACCAAGTCGTGATCTGAGTCACGCTGGTCAGGGCCGTGCCGCACATGTACTGCAAACCCACGTTTACCACGAGGTTGTGGTTTTCATCTTCCCACTTGAGGTTGCCGTCTTTGTCAAAGCACTGAACTTTGAAGCGGCCCAGAGCCATCATCTCTTCGCCAGAACGGGTGCCTGCCACCAGACCGGCGCTCATGGTATCAACAGATTTTACGATTTCGTTCGACATGGGATACTCCTTAAACAAGTCGGATGAGAGCAGATGTGCTGGTGTTGGCAGGCATCTGTACGGTGAAAGAAACGATAGACGTTTTGTCTGAGCCAAAGTCAAGAACACACACCGCACCGTTGTCGCCGGGAGTGTAGATCAACGCGCCGCGAGCCGTGATGTTCCCCGTCCATGCGGGGGACGAGAAATTGACGTACGTGGTGCTGCCGCTTGCCGTTTCTTGGCTTGCAACGGTGGCCGTCACCACCAAACCACCGGCAACATAATCGCCACCAGAGGCTTCACCAATCGTTGTGTATGCCGTGGTGGTCTGATCTAGCGTGGCGGAGTTGGTGTACAGCGCCAAATAGAACGTGTCGGTGGCAAAGTTGATCGTGCCGTTGGCAAGGCCAGACCGCAGCGTGTTGCAGGAATAATTGCCAGTGAGCGCCATCATGCCACCCCATTATTCTGCGGCAGCGGGGGTGTGCGGTACTGACCACTGCGGTATGCATCGCTGCGCTCAAGGCCATCGCCCAGACGTTTGGCCAGCATGAGGGCTTCCTTGTACTTGCCGTCATACAAAGCCATCATGTCGGCCTCACCCTTCATGAACGTGTACGCTTCGACCAGAGAGCCGTAGAGCAAAACTGAATCGAAGTTGTCGCCCAGCCAAGAAGTGCTCGCCGTAACGATTGATTCCGGGTAGTAATAGTAGTGCAGCTCAACATAGTACACGCCGTCTGGGGTCGGACCAAGGATGAAAGACAGCTCATCGGAGATCGTCGTGCCCGATACCGTCGGCCCAAACAGCGCGTAGTACTTGGGAACCCCGGTGTCATTTGGCGTTGGGTATGCCTGCCGGATGAAGTTCACATCCTTGTTGAGCAAGTACTCGTACGAGCCGGTATTGATGTTGCCGCCCGTAACGCCCGTCACAACCGCCATAGAGTAAGCGGCCAAAAAATCGCCAGGACACGCCAAGTACTTGTTGTTCGTCGAAGTCGAGCCTGTGACGTTCTTGCGCAGCGACGGGAACTGAACCGTGTTGTAGATGCGCTGCTCTGCCTGTTTGACGAAGACAGGGATATTCGCCACGAACTCCGTTTCGTAGTTCTGGGTGTAGTCCTGAATTGCAGCAGACAGGGCAGCGTAGTTCATGCCATCGGACCCCTAGCCATCACACCTTTAGTTGCACAGCCAGTGCCGCGAATCTTGATGCCGCTGGTTTTCATCGGCGGGTAGTCTTGACTGCGGGTGTTGGCCACAGCCACATTGGCCTTGCGCATGGTCGTCTTGGCGGGTTCTTCACCTACCACAACCGATGCTACTTTTGTAGGTTGTTTGTACGTAGCCATCTTAGGCTCCTTTGCGGCCAGGGGACTTCTGGTTGGCAATCTTGGCCATATTGCGGCCCATCTTGAGCATGTCGCTGTTGGTCTTGCCACCAGCACGCATCTTGGTCATGGGTTTGCCGGGGTGCATGGCCTTTTCGTGCTTATGCACTGCCTTCTTTGCGTCCATCATGATCGACTCCTTATGTCGTTGCAACTGTAACTGTACCCAAATTCACCGACAACACCAAGTTGTTTGGCGTTTCGTTTGCGGTGAAAAATGAAGAACCACCAACTGGGTTCCATCCCCATTGAAATATGCGACTCCCGCCCTCTACCGTTCCAGTACCCAATGGACCCGAGCCCACCTCAACCTGCAATCCGCTGGTCCCAGAAAGCCTGTAGCTGCGGTCTGGACGAGGATTCCTCAAACCCTGCGGGTCATCCACCGGGTACATGCCTAACTGCAACTGCGGCTGATCCGGGTCCCAACATTCCGGGCACACCAGCAGTTCGTAGTTCTTGGTTTTGACGACCTCACGACGAAGTTGCGAAAGCATGTACCGCTGATCGCAGCGGTCACACTGAGCAATCGCATACTTACCACTGGCAAACCTGTTGCCCATCAGTAAGTGCTCCCAATGAACTGCTGGCGGGGCACGAACCGAATCGCAGCCTTCTCACGATCTTCATCGGCGGCCAACTGCCAAGCCTCGTCATACTGGGCCTTCAGCATGGGCAGTCGCTCCATGCCGCCAGGGATTTTCCCGGCGATGTAATAGGACAAGCCAGCCGCCATGCACGGGATGAACCGGAAGGGAACATCCATGACGTTTACACCGCCACCAGCATCCTGCGTTCTGCGCAGACGCCAGTACACGAACTGATACTGCTGGGCGTTGTCCGGCGTTGGCCAGACCGTGACAGCAGGAAGCTGCTGCCAGTAAACCGCTGCCCCGTTGGCGTGGGATGCGGCTGTGGTGTCGGCCTGACCCCGGAAGCAGTTGTATAGGGTATTCCCTAAGATGTATCCGTAGTTGATGATTTCAGAGTCAACCTTGATAAACCCCGTGGCGGGCAGGCCAACCACAGAGTTGAGGGTAATCTGATTGACGGTGGCACTGATTCCACCGCCGCTGATGGACAGGCCGGTCGGGCTCTGCTGGCCGTTGTACCGCTGGACCCAGACTTGGATCGGTCGGGCCTGCTGGAGCTTGTTGGGCAGCGTGGCGTAGGTGGAAACACTGATCCGGGTGATGGTCAGGTCTGCCTGAGTTGCTGCCACGTTGGCCCCAGTGCGGATCACATGCTCCAGAAGATCAATCGTGTCGGTCGGCAAAGCGTAGGTGTTCTGCCCCGGCACAAGGTCAATCGTGCCCTGCTCAATCGTCCAGAGGTTGATGCCACGGTTCGCCCAATCGGCAAACATGATGTTTAAACTGCGTCGGGCAGTTTTGAGGTCATAGCCCGTGCGCAACTCTGAACCGGCGCGTTCAAACGCCTCCTCGACCAACTCGGTCAGGTCAAGGTTAAAACTGCTTGCGCCGGATGTGGTAGCCATCACCGATACCTTGCTGTCTTTGCCGCCACTTTGGGCGGCTGCTTCACAAACTGCTTCCCGGCCTTCTTGCCTGCCCGCTTGGCACGAGTCGTAGCGGCATACTCGGCTGGGCTGAGAGCCTTGATGGCTTTCTCAGGCAGATATCGCTCCCCCGTCTTGGAAGACGGTTTGCCGGACTTGGTGCGCCACTTCTGGTCACCCCAGTCCTTGAGCGATTGCTGCGGGTCTTTCATACCATCTTGCCGCGAGTTTTACCCCGTTGAACAATACCATCTCCGCGCCTCGATGCAGAGGCAGTTTTGCCGCTTTTTGCGGACGACACTTTGCCTCCTTTTTTCATGCCATACATCGGCTGGGGGTTATTAGAACCAAACTGCACGGCATCCCCGTCCGCCGTAAAAATTGGCGCTCCTGCTGCGGTGCGAGCATACTTCTTGCCGCGAAGCTGCTCCGCCATATCGGCAATGCGTCTCATTTCTGAATCTGTCGCTTCACGGCCAATGGGGTTTCTTACCATCTCTGCGACTTGAGCCGCAGTTTTTCCCCTGGTCATTAAGGGCTTACTGGTTATGTCCTCTGCGACATCCCTGTAAAACGGGTCGATTTCTTCCCTGCCACCGGAACTATCCGAAAGCACCAATTTCCGGGGCCCATTTGAAGCCGAGCGCCCTCGTGACGCAGCCGCGCCTATGGCACCAAGCGCACCAAGGGCAGCAAGTGTTCCAAGAGCTTTTCTTTTAGCCACGATAACCACCGCCTTTCGCTTTGTACTGCTTGGCCAATAACTGTGCCTTGCGGGCCGACCATTGGCCTGCGCCTGTGCCCTGCACCGCCCGAGACTTGATTGACTCAAACAGCGACTTGCGCATACCCGGCTTGGTGTAGACACCAGCCTGATTGACCTTGGATTCTGTCTTGCCACCCTTGGCAAACCTCTTGGTCAATTTAACTCCGCCACCTGTTATCTCACCTTTAGGCGACATACCCTTTGGTTTAAACGCTTGACCTTCCAGATACGCCTCAAGGTCAAGGTCTTTGCCAAGATTTTTTTGAACCGTAAACCGTCCGCCAGCACCGGAACCAGTCTCTCCAGAGCCACCCATGGCTCTCATGCCATAGTTTGGTTTAACCGGCTCAAATTTTGATTCCACCTCGCCGCCAGCCGCGTACATGTCCACGGTATTCGGGTCATCCTTACGATGGATGACCTTCTTCTTGGGCATCTTGCTGGGGTTGATGGCCCCCATGCCACGGCTGGACATCATATTTACACCATCTTGCCACGGGTGTGGCCCTTAGTGATGCAGCCGTCGGCGCGAGTGACGCCACCCTTGGCTTTTTTGTCAACCGGGGCGGGAGCGGGAACCGTGGTGGTCAGCGCCTTGTTGTAAGCACTTTCCAGCTTGGGGGCCATCTGCTTGTCCTTTTCCTCCTGAATCATTTGCTGTTCAGCAGGGTTCAAGACTTGCTTGGGTTTCCTGGGTTTTTCTGACATGGTTTGCCCTTAGTACATTTTGCACTTGGTCTTGCCTTTGGAGGCAATGCCGTCAGCGCGTTTGGATGCAGACGACATGCCGCCAGAAGCCATCTTCTTTGGCATGGCCTTTGTCTTCCCGCCACGTTTAAACTCAACGTTCTCAGAGTCTTCGTCAAACTTTCTTGTCCGCTTGGAGGCTTCGTTCGTCCTGGCGGTTGAACTTGATTTTGTGCTCGTGAGGTTGGTTGGCGTTTGACCGCGACGAGCAGCTTCTGTTCGCTCCGCCCGTGCAGCAGCAGCCCTTTGAAGGGCACCCCTTGCAGTTGCGGCCTCAACTGCGGCATTACCAAATCCGGCAGCCCTGGTTGGACCAAGGGCAGCCGCCATATTTGCAAGATTCCTTGAGATATTGCCGCCAGTCACGCGACGACCATCTTCAGGTGCCCTGGCATCTTGACCGGGAATCCTTGCGACTGGGTTTCGACGCATTTCTTCTGTGATTGGCGGGCCGCCATCAGCTTGAGTTCCTGCTCGATTCCCTTGGCTGTCTTGGTTGTATTGGCGGGCGCTTGCATTAACACGCGAGACGGGAGCCCTGCCACGACCAACTTCGTTTACACCATATCCCTCTAGAGTGGTGGGATCAACACTGGTGCGCCGATTAGCAGACGCGCGATTTTCGTACATCGCATCAGCAGCGGCATTAGCCCTGCGCTGAGAATCGTCGGCGACAAAAGGAGGGCGAGGGCGCGGACGATAAGTGGCAGACGACCCAACAGGATTGTACGGTTGTCCAGTTTCGTTAAAGTTGGACCCAACATCCGCAAACCGGCCAATGTCGCCGTCATCAACGCTGGCCACAGGTCTTTGAGCTTGTGGGGCCGTCGAAACTGCGGGGGCTGCTGGGGCGGCTGCAACACTTTCTGCGGGCGGACGATCAGTCCCTCGATACTCTACGTCAGCACGTCTTTCCCCAGCCTTTTTGTCGCGCCCTGGGCCAAAGAAGTTGTAACCAAAAGCGCCAAGCGCGGCCAAACCCGCAAGCTCTGCTGCGCGAATACGTCTTTTAGCCATGTCGGCCTCCAATTAGCAGGCGTAGCCGCCCTTTTTCATGCCCAGGGGCTTGCTTCCAGACATCTTGACCATGGTGCCTTTGGTCTTACCTTTGGCGGCCAGACCATCTTTGCTGGGAGCGGCAGTGCGAACAGCGCCCATCTTGGCTTTGGTGATGCCGCCGTTGGCCATTTTCTTCATGCCAGCCTCGGCCATCTCATGCTTGATCATGGACTTTGGAGCACCCTTCTTTTTCATGAACGACACTTCCTTCTTCATCATCTCTTTCGACTCTTTCATGTCACCACCTCTTGAGAAAAGTTCCATCTTGCCTTGATTGGTTTTGGGCCTGTTGATTACCTGCGCATCTGCGCGGTTGCCAGAACCAAACCTCCGACCCTTGTCTGCCTTCATGAACTCCTGACCGACAGACTGAGGGATTCCTTTGCGCTTGGCGGCAGATGGGTTATTTGCAACCATCGCCATCAAGTTGTGCTGCGCCTTACTCTTGCTCGGCATCTGCTTTCTTTCGGCGGATCAGCTCCGCAAACGTCTTGCCAGAGACCATCTCAGCGATGCGCATCAGTGTCCAGATCGCACCAATCAGGCCAAATACCGGCGTGAGCAATTCCAAGAACGAGCCAATGGTTGCAACCACCGAAACAATGTCCAGCGCGTTCTTGACGGTGTCGTGATTCTGGCTCATGTCAGCAATTCCAAGCTCTCAAGCTTTTGTTGATGCGACTGTTCGGGTCTTTCTTGGCCTTCTCGCCGGTCAGCTTCTTCTTCATGCCTTCCATGCGGGCGCAGAAAGAGTCTCGGCGTGAGCCGCCCTCGGGCTGCGGGGGCTTGAGCCCAGGCTTGCCAGGGTTGGCTTTGTTGTAGGAGGCTCGCCCCTTGGCGTTGAGTCCGCCTTTGGGGTTCTTGCCTTCCTTGCGAGTCCATGCTGCGGTCTTAGCCATAGAACAAAGTGGTTGTTACGTTTGCGACCAAACCAACAAAAATACCGTCTTTGGCCAAAATTCCTTCGCCCGGAATCACCACAGGAAACGCAGTCGCGTTGTACGAATCTGCTTCCATCAAAATGTCAGCGTACATCGACACCGCAGGAGACCCGGTGATGGTGCCACTGGCAGAGTCCGTTACCGTGAACGTATTGGCATCTGAAACCGTGACCGAATAGATGTTATCCGTTGCCGTACCACCTGTGCCAGCAGAAAAGTCCAACCAAACGCGGTCCCCAGTAGTGAGGCCATGATTGGTGATAGTCACCGTCACAGTGGTCGTAGACCGCCCGTAAGTGCCCGTTTGCATCACATTGTTTGCAAACACCGTGTGCCGCGCCGCCGCACTAGTGTTTGCCGACACAACGGCCCCCTTGAGGCGTGTTCGGTAGTTTACCGCCACGCCCGAAGAGGTCATGTGTTTCGACTTTACGTCATACTGCATCGTCATGATGCGCTCCTATTAAGCCGTACGGGTAAACACGTAGGCGGTGGCACTGGAGAACATGATGGTGAACCGGGCAAGGCCAGTAGCGCCAGATGCGATGGTCAAGTCGCCAAACGAGCCGGGAGTGTCCGCAGCAGCGCTGGACAAGATGCCGTTGGTAGCAACAGCAATGGTCACGGTCGATGCGCCAGCAGTGTTGTCCACGTACAGGTCAAGAACGGTACCTCTGACCGCACCAATAGCGGCACCAAGCGCCGTGCCCGTGGGCAGCGTAATGGTCGTTGGAGCCGCTGATGTGGAGGTGATGTAACCCGTTGCAACTTCTGCTGCGGTGGCGGTGGCCGTAGCGTTGATTGCGGCAGTGGTGGGGTGGTTTTGGTCGGTAAAGACCAAATTTGTGGTCGTTAGGTCGGTCACACTGGTGGCCGCGCCAAAAGTGGCGTTCACAGTAACAGCGCCAGTGGTGCTGTTGGTGGTGATAGATTGAAAGCCGTTTTGCGACCGAACTGGGCCGTTGAAGGTGGTGTTTGCCATTTGATCCTCACAAGCGAGTTAACTGTGGGCGCTCTGTCTGCTTGTCGTCAGCCGGGACTGTCAGAAACGCCGGAAACCCCGGAATGAGGCCAATATATCTGATTTAAACGTGCCGTGCAAGCGTTTAAATGCAAAAGAAACGGGGGCACAAGGCCCCCGTCCGGATTAGCGGTTACTCACCGCCAACACCTCATCAGGTCGAACCCGACGAACCCCACATGCCCAGGGGGTCAGACCAGCCGAACGAATAACGCTCGCGGGCCTTGTAGCGGACGTTGCCAGTGTCAAAGTCACCGTCCATCGAGTTCTGCAACGGGGTCCGCACAAAGTGCTTCATGCCGTTGGGAACATCGGTGGTCAGGAACCATGCATTGTTGTCAGTCAGCCAGTGGTTGACGGTGTAACCGTCGGGGATTGCGCCCATCTGCTTGATAGCGTTGATGTCGTTATCAGCAGTTGCAACCCGCAGTTCAGTGTCAAGCAGACGCTTGGCAACGAACATCAGGCTCGGGGGAACAATCATCTTCTTGGGCTTGGCTGCGATCAGCAGGCCACGCTCGTCGGTCCAGGCTGCGATCTGAATAACGGCGGCTTCCAGGGAAGTCTCGTTCAGGTCAACCTGAGTACCGGGAGTGTTGCTGTTGACGCCACCCGACACCAGGGGGTGGTTCGCATTGAACAGGGAAACGCCATCACCACCGGGGTAGGTGCTGGAGAAACCGTTGTTCAACACGGCAGCGGCTTTCACCTGCTTGGTGTAAGCCATGGCACGAGCCAGAGCCTTGGTATAACGGCCAGACAGGCTGTCATACAGGTTGTCTTCAATCGCCTCTTCGGTGATCGAGAAACCCAGGGCAATGGTTTCGTGGGTGTAGCGAGTCGTCCAAGCCTCTTGCGCGTTGTCATAAGCAATCGCACTGCCCTCGTTCTTCACCGGAGCGGCGGAGAAGCCAGACAGTTTGGTTTCCTCTTCAAACGAACGCTCGGAAGTCTCGGTCTCGTAGATTTCCTTGTGCTCTTCGCCGTAGCGAGCGTACTC